ATGCTAGACATGTTTGAAACCGGCGCTAAATTTTGCTTCGATTCGGGGGCCGCCACCTTGGAGGATGGGATGTTCGTGAAGTTGACCGACGGCACGATAACGCGCTGGATCAATATGGACGCTGTTATCCAGATGCGGTTCGATGACGACAAACATCAAACGGAACTATTCTTGCTTAGAGAGAACGCCGGGCCAATTTTTGTTGATGAGCCTCCGGAAGAAGTGCGAACGCTGATGGACGTTGAACTCGAGCGGCTATGCCAAATTGCAAAATGGACCACAGGCGGGCCAATGGGATGATCGTTGCAAGACGATGGGAACGGAGAAGTGATCCAAACTGATGCGATGGCGGCCTACGAGGATCGACGACACCACGCCGCGCCTGAGGAAATGCGTTTGCGGCGGTAGCCCGAAAGTGGACTACGACACCGCCGCCCGGGTCTCGTGCCAGAGGTGCGGAGCGAACGTCACGGCCGAAACGGCGCCGTATTTCCGCGACGTGGCCACGCAACGAGAACACGAAGCTTGGCGGGCGGCGACCATATGGAACGAAATGAGCAATGATCCTCTAGGCCTCACGGGCAACCGTCGACGATTCAAGCCCTGAGTTGTCATCGGCGCTGGATGAACGTAAGACCAACAACGACCACAAATCCAGGCCACGCTTCCGAGGGAATAAAGATGAGTAAAGGCATAGAGACCAGCGAGTTGATCGCACAGATTAGCGCCGCCAACACGGCCATGCTTCTGGCGCTAGCGACCACTCTCGAAGAAGCCGGGGCGATGAAGATGGAACATTACGCCGTCAATATTAAGATCATGGAAGAATTCGCAAAGAAGGAAAAACGGGACCTCGCTGCCAATATCCTGTCTGCATTTGCAAATCAACTGCAGGCGAACGTCAGCAAGGGGAAAGCCTGAGACATGTGCGGAATTTTTGGCGTCGTCGGCCAACGTCTTCCCACCGATGAAGATTTCCTAACGGCGCTCAAAACGATTGAGCACCGTGGACCCGACAACCTCTCGATGCGTAGGATCGACAACGAGCTCATTTTTGGGCACGCCAGGCTATCGATCATCGACCTCTCTAATGCCAGCAACCAGCCTTTCGTTACCGACCGCAGTCACCTCGTCTACAATGGCGAGATCTATAACTACCGGGAAGTTCGAGAGGAACTGCGAAAGCTCGGATGTGTGTTCAACACCTCCGGCGATACCGAGGTCGTCGCGAGAGCGTTCGAGCAATGGGGCGATGCTTGTTTTGATAAGCTGCACGGCATGTTCGCCATTGCGCTATATGATCTGCAATCGAAAACACTGCATCTCGCGAGAGACAGGTTCGGGATCAAGCCGCTGTATGTGAGGGCCAACGAAGGTAACGTCGCATTCGCTTCTGAGGCGAAGCCATTGCTTCGCCTCGGCCGGCGCGCGATCAACGCGGCTGTCCTGCAGGAGATAATTCTCTGGGGATTCCACCTATCACAGAACTCCTTTTTTGAAGGGATTTGGCAGGTTGCTCCGGGCGAGATCGTTTCGTTCGCAGACGGAGAAGTGCGCAGGCGCCGGTGGGCCGCGGATACGACACAGTCGAAACGGTGGTGGAAGGAACTCGGAATCCAGAAGAGTCTGGAACGCTCCGTCGAAGACCATATGGTCGCGGATGTTCCCGTGGCGGTCGCCCTGTCAGGCGGTCTGGATTCAAGCGTGATCGCTGCCTTGGCAGCGAAACAGCGCGGCAATCTGGTTGCCTTTACTACGACATTCTCTGATCACGATGACGATGAGGTTGTGTACGCCAGGATGGTCGCCAAGCACTGTGGGATTGACCACCATGTCGTGCGGCTGCCATCAGGCGACCTAGAACAGATGCTTCGAACGATCGTGAATCATATGGAGGAGCCGATCGCCAATCCGAACGTGTTCCCAACCTTCGGCCTGTCGAAAGTCATTCGGGACGCTGGCTTCAAGGTAATATTGATGGGGGAAGGAAGCGACGAGATCTTCGCGGGATACCCTTGGCACCGGGCGGCTCAGGAAGTCGGCGCTGATGTTCGCAGCATGTATGAGCATTATCGGCGGCGGCGGACGCAGTCGAAGGCAGCGGGGTATCTTCAGAAGCCTTCAGCCGATGCACTTGCGAATAGGGAAAGCGAATTCGTGGAGACGTTCAGACGTCAGACCGCCGGCACTCCGCTGGATACGATGCTCGCGTTCGAGCGCGCGTATCAAATGCAGTTCTCCCAACTGCTTCGCGTCGACAAGATGATGATGGCACACGGGATCGAAGCGAGGGTTCCGTACCTCTATGCCTCCGTCCTTGATGCAGCTAACCGAATTCCGGACAATCGCAAGATCAATATCTCGCCCAAGCATCGTGGAAGGTCAGATAAGATCGCCCTTGCGCGCGTGGCTGGGAAGCTCTTGCCGGCAAAGGTCGCCAATCGCCCGAAATTCGGGAAAGGCGGAACGGTGAATCTGTGGGAGACCCCACTGATGGCGGAGATGGATGCCGTAGCCGATAAAATGCTGACATCAAGCGATTACCGCGACGCCAGGTCTCACCTTTCGGAATGGATTGATTGGAAGACCGTCAAGGGAACGCCGGCCAAGCAAATGTTCACGTTGATGTCGATGATAATGGCGACAGACTTGCACATCCTTCAATGACTAGAGGGCGGGAATCATTCCCGCCTTAGCGCTGGATCGATCAATGATCGCATTTCTGGATCAGCCATCAGTCTTTTGACCACATATCGCGAACCGGCGAATGTTAAGTGGCCATAATCCCATGCCGTCAAGTCGTCATGACGATCACCGAGCTTGGTGAGGCAGCCTTCAGCGTCACACATGGCCTGAAAGGCCGAAAAATAGCCAATCCCCATGCTACGCGCGAGATCGCGCATTTGTCCGTCGATGTTGGCAACGCTGTCATTGAGTTCGCTGCGCAACCGGCCTGGTACGGTGTGGGATGGGCTTTTGTTGAAGGCATCAAGTAAGATCTTAGGCAGCGACGGGCGCCAATGCGGGACGGGCCCGATGAGCATGATGTGATCGATGCCTGCGGCTTTTGCCGTCTCCAAGGTCGAACGTAGGTTAGCAAAATCTGGGCTACTGACGTACTTCGTCCAGTCGGCCGAGACGATCAGCAGCCGAGGCTTCAGTAAAGAAATCTGATCGAGGCCGAACTGATTGATCTCTGGACAATTGGCTCTTCCCACAGATTTGAAACCGGTAATAGGTGGGCAAGAAGCTGCATTGAACTGACCAAGCGGAAAACGACCCTCCGAGCTCGCGTCGAGCAGGCCGGGATAAAAGTGAGCCGCATGGGAGTCTCCCCATAACACAACCCCTCCCGCCGCTTGGCACTCCGGCCTGAAGTCCTGCGGTCCTTGGTCGGGCCGTAGGAAGCAGGAACCCACACGGTATCCCGCCTCATATTGGGGGTATTTGTAGTCCGCCAAAAATCGAACGATCTCGGGGAAGCGGCCAACGAAACCACCTTGGTATATCGTTAGAATGCCGGCGAACAGGACAACGAGAGATGCGGCCACAAGTGCTTGAACGTGGCCTCGGCGGGAACGCCCAAAACGAATTTTCCTCTCAAGGAATCGATAGGTTCCCCAGGCCAGCAAAAATGATGCGGACACGAGGGCGATCCGAGAAGCGAGGGACAATTCATCGCTCGCTGCTGCCCTCGCGAACGCCAACAGTGGCCAATGCCACAAATAAAGGGGGTAACTGATCAACCCAATGCCAACCGCCACCCGGTTTGAAAGGATAACGCGGTTCACCCACGCTGAAGGTCCGGCCGAGATCAGGAGGGCCGCCCCCACGGTTGGCAGAAGTGCGCGCCAACCAGGAAAGGGGGATGAACTGTCAATAAACAAAAGAGCTGCGGCGATGAAAAGGGCACCGACAAATGCCCGGATTTCATTGAGGTGGATCGAGTCGTGTCTCGGGATCACGGCCACGAATGCCCCCAGCAACAGTTCCCAGAGACGGGTATGAGGCAGGAAAAAAGCTTGGACGGGATCGTGCGGCGTTATCCAGATATTGAGCGCGATCGAAATCGCGCCCAGCGCGATGACGACGCCGGCAAAGCTAATTCGACGGCGATCTGCAAACGCAAGAAGGAGCGGCCAGAAGACATAGAACTGCTCCTCGACACCAAGCGACCAGAGGTGCAACTCAGGGAGCAACTCCGAGGAAGACGCGAAATAATCTGAGGTGAGCCAATAATAGATGTTTGCGCTGAAGCCAGCGCCAGCGGCGATCTGGGCCCCGAGAGACTTGAACTCATCGGCAGTTAACAGAAACCATCCAGCAACCCAACTGGCCGCCAATACTGTCACGAGTGCTGGGAAGATCCGGCGTATCCGCTTGGCATAGAATGTCCGCAGACTGAACCTGCCAGTTTTGATGTCTCCAAGTATGATCGAACTGATCAGGAATCCGGAGATGACAAAAAAGATATCAACGCCGACAAAACCACCTTGAAGCCACCTCTGATCTGCATGGAATAGCACGACCGAAAGGACGGCGATCGCTCGCAAACCATCGATGTCAGGTCTGTATCCGATACTAAAATGGGATTTCGCAGCCGGCTCGACCACGCCTCTCGCTATGTTCATATCCTGCCCTCGCCTGTGCGGCCGCTACCATGTAAACGAGAGCAAAGCAATTAACGAGCGCGAGCATGAACTGGAACACTGAGCCAATGCCCGAAGGCCTCACCTCACCGGCCAGTTAACCACACAATTGCCGCCGTGCCGAACTTTGTGAGGATGAAGGTGAGCGCTGAGGCTCCTATTCCGACGATCCCGAGAGCGCCGAGCCCCATGAGCTTCCACCGGCGGACGTCATCTGTCACCGGCCGCATTTCCGAGATATCTTCTTGCACGGCCGAAACGGTTCCCTCGACCTTGCCGACCCGGTCGACGAGCAAATCAAGCCGGCCGTGCATCTGCGATCGGCTGTTGTCGGATTTGATTTCCGATTGCCGAAAGGCGTCCCGGAGATTGCGAACCTCTGCGAGGAGCTCCCCCATCTGCTGATGCAGCCGCGGGTCGAAGTCAGATGTGTTCATGCAGGTGCCTCTAGATTATAAATTTCGCTTTTTCGGATTGTGAGATGCCGGCCACGATTCGGTCGATCATCGCGCCCCAAGGATGGACGCCATCCGTACTGACGCCGGGGCGAACCACAGAGCCGACCGGCAGAACGATGGCCGTGGACCCTTGATAAGTGATGGTGTTGCCGGAGATGCTGGCAATTGTCTGCGTGCTGAGACGCGCAATGCCGTCGGGGCCGGAATAGATGTTCAGGCTCTGCTCCGGTCGAAAGAGGCTCGCATCCGCCACGACGATCTGGTTGTAGGTCGCGACGCCATCGGTTCCCGCTTGCTGCGTCAGCGTTGTGCTTGCCAATTCCAGCATGCCAGGCCAGACACCCCCACGCGAAGGCGATACCCACGCCGCATAGGTGTCGATCGCGTCGTCGCAACATGAGGAGGTTTTCGCCAGGATATCGTCACGCAGACGCCATTTTCCCGAGGCGTCGGTTCCATCAGAGGGCCACGTATTGTTGGCGGAGAAGCTCTGATATTCCGCCCTCAGATAGAGGTCGCCCGCTGTGATCGTGCCCGTTGCCGGCGAAGTTCCCGACCCGGGGAAATTGTAGGTGAAGGTCGTCGGCCCGGTGACGGTGATCACTACGTTGCCATTGTATTCAGTCTGCGTCGCGCCGGAAATCGAAACCGTCTGCCCCGTGACCAACCCGTTGATGCCGGAGGCAATCGTCGCCGTGACGACGGTACCGACCGAGGTCAAGGTGACCGTGCGGGTATTTGCAGTGCGGCCGATCGGCGGGAAGGCGACGATCTTGACGCCGGCATATTCAGCACGGATACGAGTGACCAAGCTGCGATAGTTGGTATTGAACCACGTGTTGTAGGACGTCGACGTGTCGTTCTGGCCTAGCTGGTTTGCAACAACGGTAAACGGCCATTTGTTGCTGTTGAAGGCCACGATTTCCCGCATGATATCGCGGCGCCTGGTCGCGATCGAGGAGCCGGTGCCAGTATATTCACGGACCGATCCCGCTCCCGGCATGCCTATCAACAGATGCGGAATACGGCCGACCCCGCCCTTCTTGTCCAGCCAGCGCCGGAACCAGCCGAGATTGCCGCGCGCATCGGCGGCAGCCGAAAATTCCTGTCGAGCCTCACCGATACTGTCTACGAAGCCGAGCACCACCGGCCGGCCATCCCAATCACCTTTGGCGACCATGAAATCCGGGCCGTAATATTGCGGCTGCGCCTGCTGCCCATAGCTGGTGTCGAGCGCTGCGGTGCTGTCCGCAAGCGGAGTGTCCTTGAAGGCGAGCAGCGTGGGAAGATCGCTGGCGCCCCATACGCGTTCGCCCCGCTCTTTCTGGATACGATAGACGGGCCATATCTTCTCGCCGACGGCGGTATGATAGAACAGCCACAACTCGATCGCGCTCTCGGCAGCCACATCGGGGACTGTCAGTTCATCCGTCCATGCGCCGTTGGTCTGGTCAGCGACCGTGACCGTATTCGATGCACTGAACTGCAGCTGGTAGAAGAGGCCGCCGACCCGCATATAGAAGCCGTCCACAACCACGGAATTTCCGGGCGCCCCGATGGTGCCAGTGACGACGGTTTCCTGCGGCGAGTTTCCGCCTTCCGTCGATGCGAAGCCCGAGAGGTGAAAGCGAAAGGTCCGCGTCTTATACTGAGGCGTGTTGACGATGATCTTGCTGCACACATAGTTCGTGCCAGATGCTGCCGTCAGCGTAGCGGAGCCCGACGGCATGCGATTGCGGGTCGCGAAAAACATGTAGCGATCGGGGTCGACCGGAGGTCGGGTGCCACCACCAGCACCGACAAGCGCCACGCGCTGCGTTCCGAGAGCCAACGCCATTATACAGCCCCCGTTACGAACCAAGATCCATCGTCAAGCGTGGCGAGCGTCGCCAGGCCATTCTGGGAAATTGTTGTGCCGCCGAGATGCGTTCCACTCAAGCTAGCACCGCCAGCTCCAAGAGGCGTGATCGAAACCAGGATCCCAGCCGACAAAGTCGGGAGCGTGATGGTGACGGTCGAGGCATTGGTGAGCAAGATCCATGCCCCGCGGTGCTCATCGGTAAGCGTCAGGGCGGTGCCTGATACTCGGATGAACCGCGGCATGAAGATGGTGTCGTAGAGCGAACGCAGCTGCTGCCCATCGAGAGCTGGAGAGCTGCAGAGTTGCTGCAATTGAGCGAAGGATAGGGCGGCCACTGGCGTTGCTCCGAATTGGATCGATCAGATGGAGTTCCACGCCAGCCAGATGAGACCAGCCAGCGTGGAGGTTGACGTCAGGAAGACGAAGAGGCAAAAGCGCGTGGTCACGTGCCGATCGGCTTCTTCGCCTTGAACCGGCCGTAGAGCGCGACGAGCGGCCCAACCAACGCGAATCCGGCCATCACAGCGGTCAGCACCTGCCCCTGCATGTCGCTTGGGAAGGCAATGCCGAATGCGCCGAGAACCGCAGCGACGAGCGCGATGACGGAACCCCAGAAGACGCGGGACTGATAGAACGGCTCGGAGTTCGTCGAATGCATCACAGCATCGATGACTGGCCCGAGCGCGTTGACGATCGCCGGGACTGCGGAGAGATCGGCTTTGACGTCTGGTCTGGCCACAGTGGCCGCCACAGCGGCGGCGACCTGGGTCTTGACCTGTTCCTTGGTGTCGGCCATCGGCGTCACTCCGAGGTCACTGGGGGCTGTGGCGATACCGAAGCCACCGGCGGCGCTGCCGGCGTCGAGACGGCTGGTGCCGCCGTCGGCTGGATCAGCTTTTTTTTTGAAGCTAGATAATTGGCGACGGCGGTCTGATAGACGGCGTCGATCTCATCGCTCAGGCTCTCGAGCGTGGCGATCTGCTCATCGGTCAAGGCGCCGCTGTTCTGCAGCGCCGTGATGATCGCTTTCACCGAATTGATGATCGGCGTGCTGAGATTGACCACGAGCGGCACGATCTGGACCAGCGCCGCGATGATCTGGTTGACGGCGTTGTTGTTCGACCCGATCTGGGAAAGCAGGCTCTGGATGAGCTGCAGGACGGTAAGGACGAGGGCTTCCATGGCTATCGATCTCCGGTTACTGGCGCTTGTCGATGGATGCGAGGAGGGTCCGGAGCGTCGATGTGGCCGTCACCAGGCTGGAATAGAGCCCCTTGTCGCCCAGCGCGCCTGGGTGCTCCTTCAGGAAGGTCACCAGCGTCTTCTTCGCGGTGATGCCCTTGTCCATGGTCGGGATGATCTGGTCCTGAATGACCTCGTCATTGCAGCCGACCGGCGTCGGGTTCGCCGTGCAGTAGGTGATGTAGCCCGTGGCCGCCGTCTCGACGACATTGAAGGCGTTGACCGCCACATAGACGGACTTTGCCGGGACGGTGGACGTGGTGACGGCGTTATAGGCCGTCTTGATGTTGGCGCATGAGCCGAGCGCGAGGCACAGGGCTGCGGCGGCGAAACCGATGGATCGCATGACGAATTTCCTCTGATTGGGTGGAGGTCCGGATAGGTCTGTGGCTGCGCTAGAGCAGCCCTTGCACAGTGGCGCGCATCTTGTCGCCGCAGGCCTTGGCGCCGACGATCTTAGGATCGAATGGGAGGCGGGAGACGTCCCATTTTCCGTTTTGCTGTATCCCGAGGGTTTTCTGAACCTCGGCATGGCTGAGGATGGTCTTGTCCGTCACCGGGATCTCGTAGAAGTTCGCCAGGTGCGCGATCACCTCCATTGCCCGGTTCCACTGCGTTTCCGTCATCGGGAATTTGCCGGCGCTGAACGGGCTCTCGATCGCGCCGGCCATGCAGGCCATCGAAACGCCGATCGATCCGGTGTTGCAGTTCTTGGTGTGAGCCGCATAGTCGCCATCGGCCGTGCCAACGTTGTCGGCGATGGTGTGGTTTCCCTGGACGACGTTCCCATCACTCTCGACGATGATGTGATAGTGCTGCTTGTCGAGATCCGAGGCTTTCCAGCCGCCCGCGGACCAATGGAGGATGATACGACTCATTCTGACCGGCTGGAGCCAGTCCAGCGGAAGATGGTATTTCATGGCAATTTTCCTCAAATGGAAAGCGCCCTGACAGGACGCATGGTTCATCCCGGCTTAGGATGAACCGTCAGGGGATGGTGTCGAAGCCTCTGGCCTTGATCCGACCTTTGATGGTCCAGACGGGGTCGTTGTTGGACGGGTCGATCGTTACCTCGCCAACGGTCTGGCTGCCGATGCGAAATCGGATGCCGCCTATGGCGGCACCGTTGTAGTAGACATAGCCAAACTCTGCCCAACTATCCTTGATGCCCTCTCGGGCGCAGAAAATGCCGGAAGTCGGATGCGTGATCGGATTGATGTTGCACACATCCTGCCACGCATAGCCGCTGTCGGAGTTGGGCAATGCCCCCTCGCCCGGGACGACGTCCCAGGCCATATTCTTGCCAGCCACATTCGGCGATACGACGCCGACCGCCGCGAAGGAAACATCGGTGCGGTTGGCGATGTTGAATGTCGTCGCCACGAACTGCGCAAAGGCAGGGGAAACCTGCTGAGCGACCAATGCCCACAACACGAGTGCTGTGACGGCGAGGAATGCGTTGAAAAACTTGCGCATGGTGCGTCCTCAGTAGCGTGTCGAGACCGACAGGTTGTAATAATTGGCATCGGCAAACGTGTTTGCGTTCGTGCCGTCGCCCTGCTCAAGCGCATTGATTGAATGATAGCCAATCACCGGGCCAAGGTTGTAATTCAGCGACAGCATGTTCACCCAGGAATTGGTGAAGGTAGCCGCCGCTGTCTGTGTCAAGGCGAGCGTCGATGTATTCGATGCGGTCACGTCGAGGCCTATCGCGATCAGCAGCCCGGCATTCGATGCGGCAATGCCGGTACGCGCGCCCATGACGGCAGTTACACTGTCTTCGGCAAGACCTGAGACAAGAGTGACCGCACACGCGGTGCTATTCAGATATTGCCGCATGGTCGCGGACGTATAGGTATGCGATGCACCGCTTGCCAGATTTACCGCTTGGATTGGAACGCGGTTGTACATATTCCAGATCGGCAGATTCGTGACGCCGCATGCCGCAGCCGTCGCGGTCGGAAGAAACGAAACCGTCGCAGCCCCCGCATCGGTTCGAATGGTCCCCATGTACGTGCCGAACGCAGCGGCTGGCCCGTTGGTGATCGATGTCGAATTGGTGAGGATGCCGCCATTTGCTCTGGAGATCGCGAGGGAGCGGGTCGTAGCATTGGTCCACGCCGGTCCGCGGGTCACGCGGCATGTCCCGCTGTCGTTCCATGCGAACAAATCGTAGTTGGACGCGGCAACGGCCGCTGCCGGCGACTTGGTGGTGTCACTCAGCAACTGTGAAGTTTCGGCGCAATGCGTCGGCAGGAACTGAGAACCGTTCCAGAGCAGCAGCACATCGCTCTCATAGGGCGTCGAGTAGATCGTGTTGGCCGATGACACCGAACCGGAGAGCACGGGAACGCCCGTCGATATCGTGAGGCGATGTCCCATGATACCGGTCGAGGAGATCGACGCCCATGACGGATTTGCGCCGACGCCGTTCGATTGCAGAAAGTTCCCAGCAGACGGCGCGAGAGATGTCCAGCCGCTGGTCCCCCGGTAGGCAACCGATCCCCATGTCGATCCGAGTTGAGAATCGAACAGCGACGTCAGCGTATTGTCGGCAGGAACGGCAGATCCGCCGGTCATGTTGCTCTTGACAGTCAATGTGGCCATGTTGGCCAGCATCGAGTTCGCAACCTGGCTGCTCCCGATCGTCAGCGCTGGGTACGTCCCAGTGATTACGCCGCCCGTCACGACGCCAGAATTCGGCAATTGCGCCGCGGCGAGCGTGCCGGAATTGACCTGCGAAGCAGAAATGCTCTTGTTCGTCAAAGTCTGCGTGTCGGTCGTCCCGACAATGGCCCCGGAAGGTAGGGCCTTCCCGCTGTCGGAAAGAGCGGTGCCGAGGGTATTCGAAAAGATGGCGATGTCGCCGATAACAGATGATCCCGGGCCGGCGATCGTTCCGGCCCCGATCGGGCCGAAGGTCGTTCCACCGGCCTGATAGTAGAGCCCCAGCCCAGTCAGCCACAAGTCGCCGTTGGTCGGTACGTTCGGGGCGATGCCAGGGAGGACCTGCAGCCCCGCCTGTGTCGCTGTGGAGGGCGCGGTACGCAACCTTCCGGTCATCGTGCCGCCGGCCTGGTTCAGGGGTGTGAAGCCCAGGACGTCCTGTTTGGCGGCGAAATAGCTGTTCCACTGCCCAGCGGTCGGCACCTGCCCATAGGTCAGCCCGGGGGACGATTGGGCAAACGCCAAGGAGCTTAGAACCAGCCCGGCAAGAAGTGAGGCCAGAAATTTGATCATGATGATGGTTGCCTTCTTATCCTGATCAGGAGATCGGCGTGATGGAGAGAGAGACCGAGGTTGCCGAAGCAGCCGTAAAGCCGGTTGCAGCGGAGATGGTCGTCGCAATCGTGATCAGGTCTCCTGCCACGACAGATGCAATGACGGTGCTCGACATCGGAAAAGAAACCGGAGACGCCTGATTCGATTGGCTTGTTATGTGGCTTCCGATGATGGCCGAGGCATTCTTTCGAGTTTCGAGAATGCCGGATGTGCCGGGAGAACCGGTAAAGGTCAGACCTTCCACGATTGCGGCGGAGATGGCATAAACACCCGCGCGGGTGAACGTGAAAACAGAGGTCGTGTAAGTACCGAAGCTGGTCGATCCGCCCGCCGTGGCGAAAAGCACCGTCGTTGGATTATTGTTTGCCAACGACTGGGTATTTCCATTCGTCGAAGAGAACAGTGTCGCCGATATCGTGTTTCCGCCGATCACTCTGACGGATGTGCCGTCGTAGAGCATGGTCAGGAAATCGCCGGCCTGCCAAAAGCCAGGAATGATCGGCGACCCGGATTGGTCAACGATGGTCTTTACACCGAGACCGTTGAGATTGATCGTCGCCGCACCAACGGCAGCATTCGCTGTTTTGACAACGAATTCCATGCCCGTGACATAAGCGGTCGGCGCTGGGGCAAGCGTTGCGACCAGAGCTGTTGCCGTCCCGGTATCTGGGGCATAGGTATAGCTGTTGTTGAGGATGGCGGAAGATGTCCCGATGACAAGCCATCCGGCACCGGCGGAATTCGGATTGCTCGTGTTGTCATCAACGATGCTCAGGTAGACGACGCCAGCGGCCGTTCCGGCAAGCAAAGTCCCCTTGGGATAACCACCGATCGCGGTCGAGAACGCGGAATCGTATTGCGCCAGGCCGCCGGCATTCTGCCAACGCGTCCATTGCGTGACCTGGTTGAGGATCCCGTTCATGTCCTGTCCGAATGGAGGGACACCGCCGGAGCCGACCGGGAGGAAGTTGAGCGGCGGGAATCCGTCCGTCAGAGACGCTGCGCCATTGGTTATCCCGATCTGCGATGCGACGGGAACCTGACGGATATAACCGCCCCCGGCGCTGTCTGCGAACGGAATCGGAAAAGTCTCCGATGGGATATCGGATGCTTTCATAGAGGTGATCCTTGATTTTAGAGGATGACGACGGACGCCGCGACGCCGGTCGGCTTCGGCAGGGCACCGGAATTCTGGACTATGGCGAGCTCCACTGGCGAAAGCTGGAACTCGAAGACATATGACATGGTCATGGTGGCTATCGTCGCGCCGCTATAGAACGCGGCCTGATTGAAGCCCTGAGCGTTTACCGATTCCGCAAATCCGAACCAATCGCCGGATTGAGCTCCTTCAGCGACATAGCAATTTCCACGGTGAGGAAAGAGCGTCATGAGGATGCGGTTGATGGCCGGGATCGATCCATCGGTGATGTTTGCCGCCGCCTTGGCGTAGATCAGGGTGCGGTATGCCTCGTCCGACAGACGATAGTTGCTGGTCAGAGGCGCCCCGCTGTAGAACGACCCCTGCCCGAACGTGTAAGCCCCTGGCGTTGCTTCATCGAAGCCGAACCAGAATACGTCCTGCACCTGGAGAATGCGATTTACACCTACGATGCGGCCCCAGACGTCAAGGCCATATCCTTCGGCGGTCGCGACGTTCATGATGTAATCATAGAACGTGTCGAGGTTGACGGTCTGGTCGAGATAGGCGTCGATGTTCAGGATCAGCGTCGTCAGGATCGGCGAATTCGCATATTGCGAAATCACCGTCTGCCAGACATCAAACCCAGGCTGCGTCCCAATCGGGCTGACACCGATCTCGAACTGGCCAATGCCGTTCGGGATACCAGCCGGGGGGCGAGGATAAGGCGGTCCTGTGTCGACCATTAGCTCAACGTCACTACGATGTTGTTGGCGGATACCGTCGGCACCTGATCGATACGGACGGCGATTTCAAAAAGATTGGCGGTGGCCGACTTCATGGGTTCTGACCCCACTGTCTGGCTTTCGGAGACGGTGTAGGTCCCGGTGCCGCCACTGCCGGTGCCGAGCGCCGTGATCGTCGTTCCGACCGAAAGGTTGCCGGTCGTATCGGAGATCGTCTGCCCTACGGCCAGTGTTCCCGAGGCAATCGCGGAAACCGTCAGCGTCGTTCCTGCAATAGCCCCGGTGAATGCTGCCGAAGCGTTGTTCACCGAACCGATCTTGATCGAGACAATTTGCGCCCATGACCCTAGAGCGGCAACGGGGGCATAGAACCGGCTTGCCAGCAATGTGCCGCCAATCTTCGCGCGCGGGCCGCCATCGCCGCCGGCGAATGCGCTGATGATGGCGTTCTGGATCTGCGTGGCGGCATCGGCCGGGACCAGTGTCGAATTGACAATTTCGACCGCGAAGAGGATTGGCAGCGCGTCGGGTATCTCAAATGACACAGAATAGGCCGGATACGGCGGGACGTAGCCCTCGCTGGTGTCGTACACCGTCACCGTCGTGTTGCCATTGTACGCGCATCCTGGGGCTTTTTTGGACCATATGGCTTTTGCCACGTCCTCAGCCGCGCCCCCGACCACTGCGACATAAAGGGAATTAGGATAGAGCGAGACGCCGCCGATGGTTTGCGGAGCGTTGGTGTCGTTCTCTGTCACGAAGGCATCAATGACATTTTCCACGTCCAGGACGGCACCCAGCACGGATGGAAGCGAGCCGATCGAGTTCAGCGCCACCGAAGCGGCGCGCCGTGCCTCGAAGGCGGCCCGGCTTTCGACATTGTTGCCCAGCACCCCATCAGCGGGATTGGTGATGGCGTCCCAGCCGGGAATGCTGCGATAGATCTGGTTCAGCGTTCCCTCGGCGCACGGGATCGGGCCAGGAACCGCGCACTCGAAGGTGAGCGTGATGTTGCCGGTCGCCGGGATGGTGCCGGCCTCGGTGCACATATACTGGTTGCCGTCCTCGGCAATCGCCAGCGCTCCGACCGGGATGGAAACGCCTTCAAGGCCGGTGCACAGTGCCTGCACCACTGTCGGCTGGGCAGGATTGCGCTCGATAAAATAGATCCGCGCCAGCGCGTCCTGATAGCGGCCCTCGGCATAGGCGGGGTCGAACTGCTGGGTCAGAAACAGGAACGTCTGGTTGACGTTGTCGACGACCGCCGCCTCGCTCGAGGCCAACTGTCCCTGCGGCGTATTCAACGCCGGGTTCAAGGCGCCGCCGAACGCGCCATTTATGTCTTCCGTGACGCCTGTCAGCACCTCTGTCGCCGACGGGATGAGGAACCCGTTCGGCCCGAAGGTCGGAGTTGGTACCGAGGTTGCCATATTGTTTTAGAACCCTGCCGCGGACACTTCGCCGCTGTCGTTTTGGATCTGGACCTGGCCGCTGACCGTGCGATCGGACCACGAGATGATGAAGGACTGGGCCTTTTCCACCCCCGGCACCGAAAGTGCCTCGGAATTGAAATAGGCCTTCATCAGCGAGATCGGCGGCGCATAGCCGAGGATCTGCGAGAAGTACGGAATCCCGAGCGTCGTGTCGTAATAGACTTCGGCCTCGAATGTCCTGATCGCGCTCGCAGCGTCCTGAGCCTGGGCATAGGGCTCCGTCGCAACGGCGATATTGCCGGCGATGTCGACTGTCAGATCCCATGAAACGGTATCGAGCAAAAGCGTTGAAGCCATGTCTTACGTCCCCGGATCTGGCGGCGGACCGCCTGCATGTCGATGGTGCTGCAGCGTCACGCTGTCAGAAGTTCCGACGCCGGCGGTGACCCCGCCCGGTGTCCCGATATTCCCATTCCTGTCGATCAGAACGCCGTTCAACGTGATCCCGGCCGAGCTCGTGACGATGGTGTTGCCAAATTCATCGGCGATCGAGATACCAGGACCGTTGAAATTGATATAGCGGTTCGGCGTGGCCGGGTTGAGCATCGCCCCGTGATAGACGCCGTCGGCCAGATTATGGTGCCGGAACGACCCCGGGTTGGACTGCGCGCCGTCGTTGGAGCGCAGCGCCGAGGTATCCCGATCGCTGATGACGATATGGCCGACGTCGCCGACAACCGGGTCATTGATGACCGCAGCGTTTCCGCCCTGATTGCGCGACACCGGCAACCCATAGATGACACCGTGCGGGGTCTGGTTCCCCTGCCCGTCGATCTGGGTGACCATGGGCTGCACGTCGACCGTCGGCGCCGCCCCTACCCCGCCACCATGGACTCCGACGATCTTGACCGGAACCGCCGTCCTTGTCTCCCGCAGCTCCTGCTGGATCATGAACCGGATGGTGTTGTAGAGATCGTTACCATCGGTTATGCCGCGCTGGCCGAAAAATCCTTCCGTCATGGCGTCGTCGGACCTATCTGAACCGCTTCCATCATCATCTCCCAGCGGCCGTTCGGGATCATCGATTCCAGGTGATATTCCAGCCGGTTGACCTTCCATTTTCCGTTTGCCGGGGTCAGGTCGCTTTTCACCTCGATCGCGCCCAGATATTTGACGGATGGATTGAACAGGGCGCGGATCAGCACATTCGCCTGGTTGAAAGCTGGATAGCCGATCATTCCCGTCTGCGGCGACATCAGTACCGCCTCGCCTTCCCTCGCCTTATCGGGGGGCACGATCGCCATGACGTTGCGGTCGACGATCATGTCAATGCCGGCATGCTTGGCGATGGTGATCGCCTGCTTCCATGCCGTCCCGGCGTAATAGGGGTTGGCAAGCTTCAGATTGACCCCGGCGTTTTCGAAGCCGTATCCCATTTGCGATGCGAGCCCCTGCATCATGCCGGCGACATCGGCCGAACCCCTGATGCTCAGCGGCGTGGCGGGCTTGATCGCCTCGAAGGCACCCGGCGCCGCCATGACCCGGAAACAGACCTGCGGCATAGCCTGTGCATCGACGAAGGCCGAAAAGATCTCGCCGCCGAAGACCAGCGTCATGCCGCACGCGTCACCGGCCTCGACCGTTACCGAGTTCTTGTACATCTTGTAGGCTTGCGTGCCGACCGTGCTCAACTGGTTCATCATCGACAGCGGCAGGCCAAAGATGGCCATTTCCATGTTGCTGTTCGACGCACCGCCGGTGTTGGTGATGTGGCAGGATACCCTGGCGCCAGTGATAGTCGCCGTGTTGTTCTTGCCGCTCCCGAACGATCCGTTCGCCAGATTGAATTGGACGTTAATTAGTTTTTGCGAAAATGCCATTCAGCGCGCTCCGCTCATCTTGCGGCAGCGATGGAAAGGGCGCACATTCTCGCCATGATTGCTGTGCCCTTTCTCATTCTGCTGATCGCGATCCTCTTTCCGAGGTTCACCCGGTTCGTGTTCACGCTGTTCGCCTTCGGCGCCCTGTTCGTAGTGGCCTCGTGCATCGACCACGCCAAGGCCGCAGAGCCCAGCGAGACCATGATGAAAAACGCCATCTCGTTTGCCAACTGCACCAGAGGCAACGCCATGTCGGAACCGGACAAGCTGCGTCAGATCAAGATGCTTGGCGGCGATGCCGTCGGCGCTCTGGTCATGAGCTGTGACGTCCTCGTCGGTACCTATGTTCACTCTTGCCAAGCATCCGGATACGCCGAAGACCACTGCTATGGCGATCTGCGCGTGATCGCGGACGATATGCTGGAGCAGAACGTCCCCTGATCATCAACCTTCGGCCAATTCCTCAGGCGTCAGATAGGCGAGACTGAAGCGTCCATCCAATCCGGTATAGACCGGATCTTCATCGCCATCCTCGTTATCGACAAAGGCTAGATCGCCCTGGAAGTCGAGATAGGCCGATCGGACGATCCGGTTGTTCGTCTGCGCGATCACCCCGCCGATGATCAGCACGTCGCTGACATAGAGATCAACGAAGAGCCCGCCGACGGTCTGGTAGACGTTGATCTGGCAGACCTGCTCATTGAGCGTGACGGTGACGGCCTGGTTCGGGATTGCCTGAAGCGGGATAATCTGCATCGCTACGCCGCCAGCCTCCCGCCCGATGATCTGATGGAACCCGCCTTGGCTTCCTGCAAGGAGCTGGCGCTTGTTGCCTGAACCGTGCCGCCATTCACCTGTGACGCCGATGTCGGGCTCTGTGTCGCGGACATGGCCGCCCCGACGGTCTCGCGCACCTCAAGCGTCCAGACATCCACGACGATTAGGCCCGCTCCATTGTTGGCAGACCGGCTGTAATCGTAGTGGGTGATATTGACCGACGGATAGATCGCGTCAGGGGTCACCACGGTGTAGAGGTTCAGGTCGCCGGCCACTGCCGCGATCGATGCCAGAAACGCCTGTCGATTGGCCTCCGAGCCGCCGGCGCTGAACCGGAAGCGGGCATCGAAGGGGATCTGGACCTTGTCATAACTCTGGAATGCCCCGCGCTCGACCGGAAAGTCCGAAATCGACCATTGCTGGCGATAATCGAACGAGGCGACGTTGTCGCAGAGGATGATCGGGGCACCTCCGAGATAAATCCCCCACGGCTGCTGGAGCAGTGCGCCGCCGAAAATACCCAAGGCATCGGACGTGAGATAGCTCAGGATCTGCCGCGCGCCGGAAGCAAACAGGACCGACGGCACCCCCGGAACATTGGGAACGTTGACCGGGAATGCCATTATTGAGGTCCTGAGTTTGCCGTTGCCGCCAGCGTCGAGCGGAACAGGCTATCGGTGATCGACGCGGCTATGCCCTTCGAGTCGGTCGCTTGAGTGTTCACGTTCAACTGATTGATGTGCATAGAGTTTGAGTTGCTCGACGTTGTCACGCTGTGGTCGTTCTGTATGCTCGACAATGCCGACCCGGCCAGGACCGAACTGACATACTTGTCGATTCCGCGCATGCCGCCCATCGTTCGACCGGTGAAATTGTCCCGGCCGGTGAGAGCGTTATAGCCCTCGGCACGCTCGAACATGCTGGCACCGACCGCCCCATCTTCCGCCGTCTTGGCGTTACGAAGCCGCCGACCGGCCTTGATCTCGCTTCCCTGCAACTCCTCGATGATGTGGCTGAGTTGGAGGTCGTAGTCCTTCCACGAAATGCCCTTCTCGGCCGACATTTGCATGAGGCGCTTCTTGCGAGACCCGAGCATCTGCGCGATCCCGGTGGCACCGATGGAGTTGACGGACGAAGGGCCGCCGCTCGCTTCGACATTAATCCAGCGCGAGATAAGAGCCTTGGCCCCCTGATCGGAAAGGCCAGCCTCTTTCGTCAGCCGTTCATAGGCGTGCTGCTGGCGCTCTTTGGTCCACCATCCCCGTTCCCCGGCAGATGCGCCTGTAGGCGCCAATGGCGACGTTGAATCATTGGTACTTGCGCCGCCACCGCCGCCGAACCATGACTTCACGGCGTTGCCGACGCTGCTCCAGAACCCGCCACCGCCTGACGGCCTGTCGGATATCGTGACGGGCAGAGGGTTGGCTTTCGACACGGGGCGACCATCGACGGTGCCGTTCAGGAAATCGTTCAGGCTGCCTTCACGACCAATTCTGTCAGCATCGCGATCATCCGGACTCCCGGACGAATTCATCGGCGCACCCCGCCGATACCATGCGTCCTTATCGGCGGCATTTATCTTGTCTTGGCTCGGACCTGGTGCTCCGTCAGTCAGCATATATGCGGCGCCGGCTACGGCAAAAGCCTTGCCAAACAGTGACAGTAGACCAGCGCCTGCACCAGATGCGGCCGCTCCACCGCCAGTGGCCGCCCTGAGGTTTGCAATAACGCCCAGCGCCTTGCTTCCTGCCCACAGTCCGAACAGCAGTTCCGTCGCCGTGGTGATGCCGCCGATCGCTTCAGCGACCTTCGATGCCTCATCCCCGAACGCCTTCAGGCCCTGGCCGATTGCGTTCCAGTCGACGCTCTTCAGATAATCGGCGAAGTCACCGACGGCCTTGACGATGCCGCTCTTCAACCAATCCTGATTGGCGGTGATCCAGTCCGTCATCTGCTTCAGCAGCTTCGACAGTTCCGGCCCGAGCGTCGAGAGGACGGTGTTGGCGAGCGACACAGCGGTCTGCTGCAGCGTCTTCCATTGTTCCTGAAGCTGCTGTGCCGCTTTGATGGCGTCGTTCGATGGCGACAGCTTCTTGAGCTCGTCGACGTAGGCACCGATCGCATCGCCATATTTGATCATGACGTTGGCGGTTGAATCGTCGATGCCCATGCCCTGGGCGAGGAAATGCGCCTGAGCCGGGTCGATGGCATTCATTGCCTTCAGCGCCGCCGCGGTATCGCGGAGGAACCGGTCGACGCCGTGATCAGTGTCGATGCGGCGACCGGTCAGCGCCTGCAACTGCGAGAACTCGCGCGGCAGCATCTGGCCATTGCGATGCAGATCGTAAAGCGCCTTGCCGATCCGCTCGAATGTTGCCGCCGTCGCATCGGCCGAACCGCCCATGCGCTCCGCAGCCGCGCCCCATGCTGACAGGGTCTGCGGCGAGGTGTTCAGGTTGTGCGAGAACCGGCCCAGTGCGGCATCGGCCGTGGTGAGTTGGCCGACGAATTCCTTGATGCCGCGAGCCCCGAGGAACACGGCATAGAGGCTCAGAACCTCGCGCGTGACCTTGGTGATGGCGTCCGCCGTCTTCTTGGCGGACGTCTCGATCGCCTTGCCGGACTTTTCGGCCTCTTCCCTGGTCTTGAGGAAGGCGTTGGCTGCCTCCTTCTGCCCCTTGTTGAACTGCGTCGGGTCGAGCCCGAGCGTCACGATAAGGGAGTCGACGACGGTTGCCATCATGAACCCTTTCGTTTGGCTGCTTCGCGCAACAGGTTGGAATTATGGGAGTCGACCGTCGCCACCTCGAGGATGTCGTACAGATCCTCAACCGAAAGGAACTCGCTCAAGTCCCTGAGGGCTACCGTTTTGTCTTTTGCGATCGAGAGAACCGCACCGATGGTTCGGGGAAGGTTGGGGTATTCGAGGAGCTGGATGCTGGCGCCGGTCCCGATGAAGTCGTGTTCGATGGGGCGGCGGTCTGCGAAAAACCCACATGCAGAAGCACGACCTCCCGCCGCAGCCTGAAGCGCGTGCCGATCTCCTCGATGTCGTCGTCCTGGATGATCGGACGCATGATCGAGGGGTTGCCGGCATCCGGCTTGATGCTGATGCAGCCCATCATGTCGTCGAGGAGCGGCTCTATATCCTCGAAGTTCGCTGCCATCAGGGCATTGAACCCCATAAGAGCGATACCGGCCATGCCCATCTGCGGGTCGATCGTGCCGATATCGACGCCGGCCTTGGCCGCCAGGCTGATGACACGGATCGCCCACTTCTCAGCCTGGGCCGCAGGCATCTCGCGGATATGGAACGTCTTGCCCTTGTCACGACCCTCGTCGGTGATCGTGATATCCAGTTCTTTACGAGCCACGCTCTATCTCCTCAAACCGGGTTAGCGACGATGCTTTCCCAGACGATGATGTAGCTCCGGGGTTGCAGGATCTGCCCGGCGGCCGGTGCCGGCGGATAGCTGGTCAGGGCGCCATTGTTGCAGACATACGAGCGATTGACAGAGGTCAGCAGCGTCTCGCCGTTGCAGCGCAGCGTGTCGCGATTGGTCCGCATCGTGGACGCCCAGATTTCGAAGATCTGGTTCGATGCAGAGTCCGCCTGGAGCGTGAACGTCTGGCTGACGGCATTGAAGACGAAGCCGGCCGAGAGTTTGCCATCCACACCCATCAGGGTCTGGTTGATCTCGACGGCCTGCATTTCGTAGATGTTTTGCGCGGAAAATCCCTGCAACTGGACCGGCGTGTTGAACAGCCCCGGAACGGTAAGCGTGATGACCGCATTCGCCGCAGTGAGCGATGCCATGTGATGATCTCCTAAATTTCCGAGGTGGGTTTACTGGACGAGGACGCTGTTCAGGACGATCTTCTGCACGCTTTGGCCGTCCATGTACCAGAAATTGCACGGCGGCGACTGGCGTGCCTGCCGGACCTGCGGAGAGGCATCAACGACCTGAAGATACCAGCCCTGCAGATAGAGCGTGTCGCTCGCCTTGTTGTTGCTCGCCGTGGTTCCGGCAGCCGTGTTGATCTGAGCTGCTTGGAGGGAAGAAAGCGTCACGCCAGCGCGGATCGAACCGAAGTTCAGGCCGGCATTGATCGGGTCGGCACAGGCCGCTTTGATCAGCGCATAGCCCGCCGTGTTGTACGGAACCGAATTGACGTTCTGAAGGAGCTCCATCAGCGCCAGTTGCAGGGCATTGTTCAGCTGGATCTGGTTGATATAGCTGTCGAGCCACTGGAACTCGCCGGAGACCAGACCGGGCTGGAACTCGACGAACGACTGATTGGCCGTCGCGAAGGCGGCGTAGCAGTTATACCCGTTCGCCACGAGGTTTTCATAGACTGTCGCGTTGGTGACGCCGGCCGTCAGCCCATCCTGGCCTCTGAAGGCGAAGGTGATGCGGCCGTTCGTGGCTTCGAAGTTGATCGAGGCCGCCGTGCCGCAGACGAAGGCCGCGATCAGCGGGCCGTTCGTTGGATCATAGACTGGGCACGTGCCATTGAACTCCGCCGTCCTGACGATGTTGCCGAAGCTCGAGGTCGCGTTGTTGCTGAGCGTCGGTGTGACATCAGCGTCCCAAGCGACATAGCACCAGCGCTTGTTCTGGTCATTGGTCCAGTCGGCGAATTCCTGCTTCTGTTCGCTGCCCGAGCCGCTGTCCGGATCGAAGATGGTCATGAACGTCGCCCAGTTCTGGCTGATCTGGGTGATATCGGTCATGAATGCCGAGGGCGTCGATGCGACCGCACCCTGAGACAGGACCGCGCCCTGAGCCTGGGTGAGATAGATCGGGGCGGCAATGGTGCCGGTGGCGAAGGCGATCGACGATGCCGAACCACGGATGCCGGACGTGACGACGAAGCCGCCGGAGACCGAGTCGAAGGAGACGTCGAGCGCCGTGCCCTTGGTCGTCAGCGCGCCGCTGACAACGGTCTGCGTCAGGTTGACGTAATAGGTCCCGGTCAAGCCGGTGCCCGTGCCGAGTCCGGTAATGATCGTGCCGGCCGCCGTCGTGCCGCCGGTGACGGTCTGGCCGATCGAGAGCGTGCCGGTGGAAACGGCCGTGACGGTGAGCGTGCCGTAGGATGCGGTGATCGTCTCGCTCGGCACGACCTGGGTGGCGGATACCGCATAAGTGCCCACGCCGCCGGTTGTTCCGGACAACTGCGCGTCGATCTGGGTTCCTGCCGTCACGCCGGTACCGGCGATGATGGCGCCTGGCACCAGCGTTCCGGAGGAGACGGCCGTGACGTACATCACGTTGCCCGAGATCGATGCTGTGACCGAAGCGGTACCGGGGGCGATCGAGCCGGTGACCGAAGCCGCCGTCGGCAGTGTCGTGTTCAGCGCGGTCTTGATCAGCGCTGCCGCAGCGGAATAGCTCGTTGCCGCCGCAAGGTTCACGCTGGCCGCGGTATAGGTGTAGCCGTCCACCACGATGGTCAGGGAGCCGCTGAGGCCCTGCAACTGAGGAATCGTCAACTGGCTCACCGGGCCGCCGCGCAGATAGGCCGCGACTGATGCGGCGTTATACTGCGTGAACAGGATGTCCGAGGGCTTCTGCGTCGAGCCGTTGAAGCCGTTGAAATAGACGTCCGCGATCTCGACCTCAGCGGCCGACGGGCCGAAGTAATCCGAGATGGATACGCCATCATTCGGGAACGACAGGATCTGGCCGGCCGGGACGCGGGTGTTCTGCGTCAAAACGAGGCCGTTGAGGACCAGCGCATTGCCGCCGGCATTGAGAACGTTCGGCAATACGTTCACGAGTAGCGAGGCTGGGATCGTAGCCATCTACCATTCCTTTCGAGGGTGTTTCAGAGGATCAGTTGACCGGGTAAGCGGCCTGAACATCGATGACGGTGATATCGAGCTCGTCTGCGAACTGCTGCGGGATGCCGGCGATGACCGGGTTGACCTGCATCTGGGCATCGATTGACCAGCGGTTTTCGACTTGCTGGTTTTCGTTTTCGAACGGCAACAGCCGGGGATCGCCGACATAGAGCGGCGTCACGCCCGAGCCCGCGAAGGCATCGACCGCGTATGCATCGCGAAACAGGGTCGAGATCGTCTGCACGTTCTCAGCGCTGGCCGGCCCATAGACATCGAGTTGCACGCTGACCTGTGTCGGCTGCATGATGCTCTCGGTCCCAGACGCCATCTTGCGGGACGGGACCGTCTGCGTTGCCGAGACCGTATAGGTGCCGATGCCGCCAGTCCCAGTCCCGAGCGCGGTGATGCGCGTCAGGGCCGCAACGCCGACACCGAATACGATCTGGCCGACGGCGATCGTCCCGAATTCGACGACGGTGACCGTCATCGTGGTGCCGGTGATATCCGCGGTGAACGAGACATCGGTGAAAGTGTCGATGTTGGTCGACAGCCGGCGCCGGATGATAGCCGTCATTGTCACGAAGTCGGGCACAGAAGGCTCAGGAACGCGGTTCTCCTGCGTCTGGATCACTTCTATGCCCGAAGGCAGGATCGTCAGCAGGAACGAACGCAGGACCGTGAAGATAGCCGACTGCGTTACATCAGGGACGAAGCTCACCCTGCCACCTCAAGGGCGGCGAACTGTTGAGCGAACATGTGGTTTCCTCAGGTGTTGGGCGCTTGAAGAACGCAAGCCGCTTTCGACCAATCCGGCCACGTCTCCAGGACATGGACAATCAGCCAGTCGCCGGCATTCGGGCCATCGGTCAGGGTGACGATGTCGCCGCCCTTGTTCCTCGCGCGGAGCACACCGACGATATCGCCGTAGAAGTAGATGCCGCGGGCCGCGCCGTTGATATTGAGGCCGTCGACCTGCTTAAGATCCAGATAGGTCAGCGCCTGCACCTGAGCCGTCCCGGTGGTCGTGGTATAGGTCGGGACACGCGACCCGTCCGGATTGGTGGTGTAGCCGGTGCTGATCTTCAGCGTGCACGGCACATTCGGGTTTACCGCGCCGATGATCGGGGCAACGATGCCGTGAAGGTTCATGAGGATACCCGCCTCGTCAATTTTGCTCCACATACAACGGCGTCGATCCAGCCGAAGCGATGCAGTTGAGCGCCTGATTGGGTGCCCCGCCGGTCGTCGGTCCCCACGATGCGATTTGTCCCGCGGCCAGCATGAACGATGTCGTGCCGTTGAGCGTAGCGGCACCAACCCATGAGCATGCGACGGTCGCCGATGCGGATGTGTTCTGCACCATCACCCACGCACGTGGGTTTGCCCCCAGGCAAGCGCCGGAAGTCGCCGCTACGGTGCAGCCTGATACCGTCTTCGCAACGGATGGAACGTTATAGGCGACATTCCACGGGTCCGTCCCTTGCGTGACGGATGTAGAGCCGCCGGTCGGGCATGGGATCGCCTGGTTGCTGCCGTTGATGCACATGGTGACGACGCCGGAGACGGTTTTCCCAGGCGTTGCCGTCTGGAACTCGTTCCCGGTGATAACGGCCGTCTGAGCCCAAACGGTCGTGATCCCTGTAAGGAGGATCGCCGCGACAACATATCTCAGTTTCATTTGCTCACTTCCTTACGATTTGACCTCGTAATCGACGCTGCCCAAAAGCACGCCCGAATCCACCAGCGGCTTCGTCGAGACACCGGAGGTGCTCTCCCCGGCCTTGATCCGCCTCGCCGCCTCGCCGACAGTCTTGCCGGTAACGACCAGATCCGGATTCTCGCTTCGCATCTTCCTCAGCATTAGGGTGATGGGGCTCAGCGGCGGGTTGAAGGTTTCGATGATCGACTGCTGCAATTGGCCCTTGATGGCCTCGCCGGTCTGGCCCAGCGTCTTGGCGGCGTCATAGCCGTTGCTGACGAGCAGGTCGCCGACCGCCTCCGGCCATTGCGGGCTTTTCTCGGAGATCATGGTGCGGAAGAACGGGCGGGGCGGAATGCCGGCGCGCGGGGCGCCGAATTCCTGGATGGCCGCGATCTCGGCGACGGACTTTCCATCCGGGTAGGTCGCGCCTTCGAGGAAGCCGACGTCCACCGACGACGCCTTGGAGACCTTTTGCGAGATCTCCGCGAGCGCCGCGGCGAGCTTATCCCCACCCTTCAGCGTGACCATCAGGCGGCGGCCGGCGGCGGCTCTTCAGGTTCAGAGGCAGGCGTTTCCTGCTCGGCAGGCTCATCTGCAGCCTTCTCTGCCTCTTCGGCGATCGGCTCTTCAGCGACCTCGTCTGCGTCTTGCGGTGCGTCTGCTGCCGGTTGAGCCTGACCATCGGCATTGACATCAGGGGCCTCGCCAGCCACCGGCTCACCCCGCGGTGCTTCATCGGCTGCGGGAGCATCGGCATCGCCGTCTGCGGGCTCGCCTGAACCTTCGGGCTCCTGCTGAGGAGCATCATTGCCAATCGGATCGCCGCTTTGGTGATCGTCAGCCTGATCCTCGACTTCAGCCTTCTGCTCCTCGATGTAGGCCTCATATTGAGCATGCAACTCGGTCAGCATCGGTTCGACCTTGGCCTTGAACGCCATCAGCTCGTCGACCTTGGCCAGCAGAGCGCGGATGTGCTTTTCGTATGCGTCGATATCCATCGATCGAATCCTTTATTCGGCGGCGCTATCGGCGCCCTTCTTGGATGGGGAAGCCGGAGCCGCCTTGTCGGTGATCGCCTTGACGGCATCTTCGAGGCGGTTCAGCCGGTCCTCGACCTCCGTTTTGAAGGCACGGAATTCCCTGCGAAGTTCGTTGTCCATGACGGACCTCCTACTGATTGAGCCACGGGCTGAAGTTGCGGCGCGGGCCTGGGATGTAGCGCATGGTTCGGTAGGCCGCCGTTGCCTGCCAGAAGGCGGCCCCGAAAGTCGTCTGAAGGAACCATGCGTTGTTCGGCGTCGTCGGGAACTCAGCCGAGACCGAGACGCTGCCCTCCGTCGCGCTGCTGATGCGGCCCACGATCCCGCTGCCGCCGGCCCCGGTGATGCCTTCGCCTTTCGGGCCGTACATCAGTTGCGCGACGTGGGCGACCATGAGGTTGAGCAGCACGGTCTGCGTCTCTGCCTTGCTGACCGGGCCACCGCCGTCGTTGCGGCAGTAGATTTCGGCGATCGGCAGGATGAGATCGGTCACCGTTGTCTGATCGAGCGCCGGGGAGAACTGCGGGAATGTGGCCGCCCATTTGGCATAGTCGAACTGAACAGCCACACCCATCGAGATTCACTCCTGATTGACGATTAGGCGGGGATGCCGAACGTCTTCTTCTGCTCGTCGGCCGTCGTCACGCGGCCCTTGAGCTTCGTCGGGTCGACCGGCTCGAGGCCGGAACGGGTGTTGCGGTACTCCTCCGCCATGCCAGCGGTGTCCTGGTCGTGGGCGAACACGAGATGGTTCACGACCGCATCGAGGTCATGGTTCTGCTTGAGCCAGAGCTCGAAGAAATCCTTGTCGACGCCATAGGTCAGAGCATAGCTCGAACCGCGTGCGGCCGGCGGAAGGCTCGGGTCGTACTTTTCGAGATAACCCTTCAGCGTCACCGTCTCGGGACGGGGCATCGCGCGATCGACGCCCTTCGTGCCGCCTCCCGGCATTGGCTCCTGAACCTTCACCTTGTCGAAGACGCGAAGGATGAGGCCATGTGGCATCTTGCATGCCACGGTCACTGTTTCTGCCATTTTCTTGCTCCTGTTTGAGAGACGTCGGCGTCACGGGTCCAGCAGGTAATCGTTGGGAGGAAACGAGCCGCTGAACCGTCAAGGCGCGCGTCCGCGCCAGCCGAACTTATGGGGGTGATGATCTCCCGTTGCTGGCTTAGACGCCGACCATCTGCGAGATGGCGAGCGGCATGCGGATCACGGCACCCCACGTGCCCGACGTCATCTTCTTCTTCCAGGAAGACATGGCGCGGATGATCGGGTGGCTGCGGAGCTTCTCGTTGAAGGCGCAGTAGCCGGTCTTCTGGCCATCGACGGCGTCGGCGATCAGCTGGACGACGTTGCCGGCGGCAACGCCAACCGGATTGGTCGCCGTCAGAGCGCCGTACTGGACCGCCGAGACGATGCGGAGGTTGGGGAAGTTCTTCTTCAGCAGGTCGGAGACGTTGACGCCGAAGGAGTTGGTTGCCGTCATGGCGAGTTCCGATCCGGGCGAAAGCGCCAGGGTCATCTTCGTGTTCTGGTCGACCAGGCCGTTGGCCTGCTGGCCCTGAAGCTGGTACCAGAGCGCCTGGATGTCGGCGAAGATCTCGTTCGCTGTCGCGACGATCTGGCCGTTGTTGACCCACTTCACGCCGCCGTAGGCCTTGGTGGCCGGGGTCAGCGCTGCCGACAGGTTCGGGTCGTTCAGCAGACCGTAGTTCTGCAGTCCGAGCACGCCGAGGAAGTAGGACTGGTTGAGGAAGCGGTGCAGGACCGTGGTGCCGGCGCCGTCCACTTCACCAACCCAGTTAACGCGGCCGAGGCCGGCACGTTCGATTTCCAGCTCACCGTATTCGGAGATGGTCTGGAAAAGGTAGGACTGGCGCTGGGGCCAGTTCATGTTCGCGCCGGAGCGGCCGTTCTCGTTGTAGTCCCCATAGGACGACACTTCGCCCGTGGCTTCAACAACCGGGAACATCGCGGTCTGGTCAATCCAGGTTCCCTTGCGGGTCTCGCCGAAGATCTCGGCGGCCTTGGTGGGGGTGAAGACGATCCGGTAGACATCCGGGTCGATCAAGGTCGTCAGGAACGCCGGGATGCCGGTGTTCGCAGCGGTCGAGAGCGCCGGCTGGGCGTCCATGGCCATGTAATTGACCTTGGCTTCGTTCCACGCGTATGCCTTGGCGTCGGGCAGATAGATACCGGCCGCTTCGAACATCGGGCGATGCGAGTCCCAGGCAGCGGCAGCCTGATGGTAGTCATTGAAGTCCATTGTATTTCTCCTCAGGGAGCCGCCGAGCTGGGAGCGCTCGGCGATCTGGTTGGGGGATTGGCTGGCTGGATCAGCCCTGGAGCCAAGAGCTGATCTTCATGAGCTCGCCCGGAAGAGCGGAAGAGCGCACAACGAACTTGGTTTCGACGTTGGTGGCAGCCGTGATCGCCGTGGATGCGACAACGGTGTTGTTGTCGACGATGTAGGAGCCAGCACCACCCGTGCCCGTGCCGAGCGCGGTGATGGTAGTGCCTGCGACGACGCCGGAGCCGGAGATCGACTGACCGACGCCGAAGACGCCTGCCACCGTGCCGCCGACCGTGAGCGTGCCGTAGGTACCGCTGACAGTGGTCGAGGCCACCGTCTGCTCCGGGATGCTGACGGCATAGGTGCCGATGCCGCCCGTGGTGCCGGAAAGCTGGCTGACGATCTTGGTGCCGGTTGCGATACCGGTGCCGGAGATCGTGCCACCCGCAACAACCGTGCCGGAGCCGACCGCAGTAACCGTCAGGACGTTGTCAGCGATCGAGCCCGTGACCGAGAACGTGCTGGCGGCAACCGAGCTTGCGGAACCGGAAGCCGTGCTCGCGCTGCCAGTGGCGGCTGCGGTGAACTTGCCATCGGCGAAGTTGGCATAGGCCTTCATGCCGGGCAGCGCCTGGGTGGAACCGTTGTTCTTGACCCAGAAGTCGCCCGAGGCGAAGACGGTGACCGGGAAGCCAGCCGGAACCTGCATGGTGAATTCCTGCAGATACTGCTGGATAAGGCCCTGCTGTTCGCGATGGGCGATACCGGCAATCGCACCGGAGCCGAAGGCGTTTGCCACGGCCGGAGCGCCGTCGTCGTCGACATAGGTGCTGGACAGCCAGATAGCCCGGCCAACGATGAAGGAGGATCCGGCGACGAGACCGCCGGGGCCGGCAAGCACGGTTGCTCGCGGATTGGTGCTGGCAAAGTCGCCTTCCACCGCCGGAGCAGGATTGTAAGTAGCCTGGGTCTGGAATCCAGCCATGGACTTTTCTCCTAAGGAAAAGGCCGCTCGCGGCGGCCATGTGGGTTGCGGTTATGTCGGGGGCGCTTAGAGCGTCTTGACGACGTGCGACTTCGCTTCCGGGAACATCTCGTAGAACGAGGTTGCACCCTTGGCATCCTGGGCAATCGTGGTGACACGAGTGACCTGCTTCGTGCCGGGAACCGGCTGCGCCTTCAGAATGGCGCGGAAGGCGGACGGGTGGACGCCGGCAATATCGACGCCCATCGAGGTAAGGGCCGTGCGATAGACGTCGGCGGCGCTGTCATGAGCCATGGCGACGGCGCCGATGTAGGGGCGAACGTCTTCCTTCGCGGCTTCGATTTCCCGGGCGTTGCGTCGCTCATTGGCGACCGCTGCGCTGATTGCGGCGTCCATCGCCTTCTTGTCGACCATGTCCTTCTTCTCCTCGGCTTCGTCTTCGGCCTTCTTCTTGGCCTCTTCGTCCTCATCAGGTTCGGCGTCCATCGCCTCCTGGTTCCAGAGCTCGTCGCAGGCCTTCATCTGGTCCTCGGAGAGCTTGTCCTTGAGGAATTCCATGATCCGCGACTTCTGATCCTGCTCGCCGTCGATGTCCTCGTCCTCGCCACGCACCTTGCCGGCATTGAGTTCACCGGAGTTCGGGTCGAGATCATCTTCGGCGCCCTCGACGGCCTTCAGGGTATCGAGGAGATCAACGACGTCGCTGATATCGGCGTCCTGGGCGAGCTTGCCCTTGACGGCGTTCTGCAGGCCCGTGCCGATCAGCTTGGCGTCGTAGTTCTTGGCCGTGACGTCCTTGAGGACGATCGACAGGTCGATCTTGGCGTCCTGGGCGAGCTTCGGACGGAGATAGGCAAGGATCGCGCCATGAGCGACAGAGGCCATGCGCGACATAAGAACAGGCTTCTTAGCCATGTCGGTTTCCTTTCGGTTCAGTTTGATTTGCTCATCGCCGACAACACAGTCCGGCCCGGCGCGACCTTCCTCGACCAGGGCGACGTGATTACCGCCCAGATTCCTCATCACCCCGTCAAAGGCTTCCCCGTCGACAGTGCCTGGCGTCATGTCGGCGCGATACCGATAGGCGCTGGAAAGTTCCTTCTGCTTCTCCGTCTGGATAAGCTTGATAGCCTCGGCATCCCAGATGCTGAGCGGTGCCATGAGGTACGGGGCCTTGAAGACGACGTCGGTGCCGATCGCGCCCACCGTCTTTTCCCGGGGATGTTCATCGGCACTGATCGGTGTGTGGACCAGGAGCAGCGGCTTGCCGGCGAATGACGCGGCGGCCTTCTCAAGCTCCTTCGGGTCGCGGTAGAGCCGGTAGATCTTGTCCGGGTCGAGCCCGAGCGCCCGGTAATCCGGGATCTCGCGGCCATAGTACGGGCAGACATTGGCCTTGCTGATCGGCGTCATCTCGACGAAGAGATGACCATCGGCATCGATGCGGCGCACGCTATCGCGATCCATGGCGATCGAATCCATCGCGCCTCTGTGCTCCGGTTCGGCCTCGGAATGCAGCCAGTTGACGAGCCCGATCTTGAGCATGGCCCAATCTTCCGGGCTCTCGATGCCGTCAGTTCCCAGCCGATCCTTCAGCGTGCTTTCGACCGCAGGATGTAGTGGCCCCGGCAGTTGATTGAACGGCGACCAGGCATAGCCGCTGTGCTCTTCATTGAGTACCGGAACGAATTTCTCCGGAACGGACTGGGCAAAGGTGTGGAATGCCATGCCGGTCGGCGTCACGCGGCTGTCCAGCAGCTTCATGCCGATCGCGCTCTCGGGGATGGTCGTCCCCATTTCCTCGCGGGCCTCGCGATCCGCAGTCTGTTCCGGCGTCTCGCCTTCCTCGCCCTTGCCACCGGGGAGAGCCCAATGGCCGGCATAGTTCGTTTCGGTCGACGAGCGCCGCAGGAGCAGCACATCGCCATCGGGGGCGACATAGAGGATGCCGGCGGCATGGCCGTTCGTCGCATCAGCGGCAACGAATTCCTCACCTACCGCCTTTGGGATTCCGAGCGTGGAATGTCCCTCGGCGGCGGCGAACATGGCCCGTCTCTGCTTTTCACTGACCGCTGGCATCCGTCTCGACCTTCACCTGAATTCTTGACTGAGCCCATCTCAGCAGAGCGCGGGATAGCCGCTTACCGAACGGAACCTGCTCGGCGAGCACAGCGGCATAGATGCCGACCCGCGTTTGCCACGGCACATGGGCGCTGAGGCGAACCGTAACGGCCATCAGCCTTCTTCCCCGCCGTGTTCCTTATGGCTGAACCAGCCACCACCGCGGCCTGGGTTGCTGTCATCGTAGCTCAGGCGATCGTCGGCCTTCAGCTCCGCCTCAACCGCTGCGATCTGTTCCGGCACCGAAGCGCCCGGAACGAGGTTCCCGACATTGGTGAAGGCCTGCAAGATCATGCCGGCCGTGCGGGGTCCGTGACGCGCCACCAGATCGTGGGCGAAGTCTTGAAGATGCGAGGGCATCGTTCACTCCTGATTTTCAGCTAAAGCCCTTGAGGACAGGCCGCCCGATGCATTTGCAGTTTGGCTCCTCTCCTGGCTGAATGTAACGACCAACCGCGGGGTCATACCAGCCCTGAGAAATCTTATAACGAACCTTTTCCCGACCGGCCTTTGCATGCGTCGGCCTCGGTTCTTTACCGCCGCCGCTATGCGTCCACACCGCCTCGTCAAGGCCAAGTTCCAGTTGCCGAGCCCTCGACAATGCCGAGGTGGCCTTCTGGTTTTGGTCTCGCGCGATAAAGGCTGCCCGCCGCCGGGTGACGCCCAACCGTTTTTGCAGGTCGTCGGCCACCACCCCGAGGTCACGTCCATTCTGGACGCCCCTCATGACAATCCCCTCGACCTGTTCGAGATATTGGGCCGGGATGCTTTTGATCAGCGCGACGTTCTGGTGCACCGTGGCGTCGACCACGTCGCGCATCGCCGGCGTCATCTTGAACGAGACGGTCCAGCCGCCATCCTTCAGGATCGTCTTCATAGCGCCGGTCGCCCTGGCCTCGACCGACTTCGCGAAATGCTCAGCCATCTTTCCGGCCATCTCGTCGAAGCGCTTCAGCCAGCGTGACGACAGTTCCCGCATCGATCGGCGTAGCGCATCGGCAGGCGTTTCGTCCTGGGCTATCCGCGGCTCGTTCTGGCGATAGGTTGCCGTCAGCCAGTATTCCACCGATGCGGCCATTTCCTTGATTAGAGCATCAAGGCGGCGGCGATATTCAGCCTCTATTCCCGCATTCGGCCGTATCGGTCGCAGGATCGTTTCCGCCGTCCTTGGCTTCCTCTGCCTCACCTTGCTGGCCAATCACGTTCTCCGGCTTCTCTAGGCTTTCGGCGATGTCGTCGCGCTGTTGCGGCGCTCGCGCATTGATGATGTCCCAGAGGTCGAGTTTGATCACGCGGCTTCAGCTTTCCCGAACAGGCGATTGGAGGCACTTTCGTCAGTATCCTCTTCGTCCGCGCCTGGCAACGGATGACCGCCCTTCGGCTCAAGCCCCTGCTCTTCCTCGTCCAGCAGATCCGGCACATCGTCGACATCGATCGACGAATGACCGGAGGCCGGATCGGCGGCAACCCGCTTGCGGGATTCCTCCGGAGAGATGACGCCGGTGTCGATATAGATCTGGTCCGTCTCGGCCTTCAGCTTTCCAACCTCGGCATCGCTCTTCTCATCGAGCGAGAATAGCGGCTTGAACTTGAAATCGATCGCCTTGTCGACCTCACCCCAGAGCGAGATCATGACCAAGCCCATCAGGCGCCGAAGCGGATGGCGGAATAGATGCTCCTGATAGGCATGGATGTAATCGTAGAACACCCGCATCTGGTCTTCGCTCGAAGCGTTCAGGCCCGCCGGCTGGATGCCGAGCAACTTGACCGTCGGGATATGGGATACCGATGCCATGTGCTCCTGAGCCTGAGCCTGAAGCTCTGACAGCCCAGAGAGCGGCGCCGCCACGTTCTGGAACGCCTCGCTGTCCTTGTCGATCATCATCAGCCCGCGATTATCCCGCAAGTTGTTGAAGAGCTCGGCGCGCTTAAACAACTGCTGCCCATCGGCCTGCAGGCTCTCAGCCAGATTGGTCGAGAGCACGAAGACCGAGAACGCCGAGATGATATCGTTCACCGACTGGCGGGTCTGGAGCCAGTTGTCGACATAGGGCTTGGCCATCTGCGACAGCGACAGGCCGCCGAAGGAATAGGTCGGCTTCAAGAGATCCGGCACCTCGCGGCCAATCAGCGTGATTAGCCTGGACGAATGCACGGTCTTGGCCTGCACATACCAGCTATCCGGCCGGTACCAGTTGTCTTTCAGCGGGTCGTTCGAGTTGTAGCTCGTCGGGTAGCACCACACCGCCTCGATGGTGCGCAGCGCGATGATCTTCTTGTTCGAAAGCTTGGTCCTGCTCAGGACATCCCAGCCGTCCCCGAGGGACGTCTGAAGCTCGGCGGTGTCTTCCGTGTCGCCGGTGTCGATGTAGATGTGGCCGCGCCCGAAGAAACCGTCCTGTTGCGCGGCCCGGGCAAACATATCCGACACGCACAGGCGCTTGAAATCTTCCTCGAGTTCCTTGATGCGCTCTTCCTTGTCGTCATCGTCGCTGGCCGTCGAGAAGAACTCGATCCACTCTCGCGTCATTTCCGTCGCGATGGTCTCGGAGATCACTCGATATTCGGGGCGCTGCGCCAACTCGGATAGATAGGCATAGCCGAGGAAGGTGATGCCCTCGGTCCAGAAGCCATCGATGGCAAATTGGTTGGCCCATGCGTTGGTGCCGGTGACGGCAGAATCCATCGCCATGCCGGACTCACCCTTGGGCAACACACCTGGCGGGGGATTGGGCAGCGAGAACACTGGAACGCGGGCATAGGAATCCGGGTTGATCCGCGACGACAGAAGGGCACCGTCGGGCACCTTGATGGGCTTCGGCTTTTCTGGCGCTGCCTGGGCTGGGGCCGCAGTCTCGTGCGTCTTTTGCCGGCCGAGGCCGAACCAATCTCGAATGCCCATATTACCTCATAGCCGATCGTTGCAGCGCCGTGTCACTGATGACCATCACGCGAGAGAGTTGGACATTGTCCGCCGCGATCACGGCATCTGCCAAGTTATGCGACTTCACGCCCAAGTCTTTTTTCAGCTTCACCTTGGGTACGACCCTCTTCTTTTCCTCGCTTTCGACCCACCATGGGACACATAGCTCGGTGAAGAGGGCATCGAGTGTCTTTGCGTCGATACCCGTCGAAGAGAAAGAAAGAACATCCTCTGGTTTGATCGGTTGGCCCCGCGTCACCGCGTTGAAGGTCAGCATCGCGCGCCGCGCTGTGTTGGCCCAGGCCTGGGCCTTCCGGTTCAGGTACTCGTCCTTGTTCAGCGGGCTTTTGCTGTTGTAGGGGTCGCTGGCCTTGTCCGGGTCCAATACCCCGCCGCCTGCATGAAACGCATAGTGCGGGATGCGAACTTTGTTTTCCCTATTCTGTTCATCGATGTAGCCGCCGACGAAGGCGCCGACGCCGATCGTATCGTAAGAAACCGTCGCGCCGACTATTTTCGCCCTCGCCCACACCCGCTTGGCGTTCTGAACGAGCTCGTCCTTGCCAGACGCCCAATCCTCAGCGCCGGTAAAGACGCCGCAGATCTTGTCTGCCGTGGCGCATTTATCTTCGCCATCATCGGCAGGGTCGAAACCGATAATATTTCGACCCGTCAGCGATAGCTTGAGAACGATATGAGCGTCGATACATGCGTCGAGCCAGCGCCGCTTGAAGATCGATAGCTCGCTGTCGCCCAGCGGCACGCCGCCATAGACGTGATCGAACAGTTCCGGGTTTCGTTCCTGCATCGCTGCGATGTCGCGCAATGCCTTGTCCGAAAGGAACGGGTTTTCGGTATAGTTGATCTTCCGTACAATGCAGTGCGGCGGCACATTGATGACGAAGTTCTTCCAGACGTAGTCGGTGACGAGCTTGGGATTGAACAGCAGGATTGCCAAGCTGTCTTCCTTGCGGATAGTCGGCCCGATAACCGTCCACTGCTCCTCCGTCAGCTTCTCCGCCTCTTCGACCCAGAGGATATCGACATCGGACGTGCCCTTGATGTCCTCAAGGTTTCGCTCGATGCCGTAGAAGATGAACTCCGCGCCGGTCCGGCGGTGGATGATCGTCGTCTTCTGGACGTCGAAAGCATCCGCAAGACCAAGATGCGCGATCGCCCACTTCAGTTCGGTATAGACCGAATCTTGAATACGGTTCTGGAAACGACGAATGCAGAGAACGCGCATCCGGACGGCGACGTGGTCGACAAGGCGCACCAACTGGCAGGCCGTGTCTCTGGTCTTTGAGCTTGAACGTCCACCGTGGAGAACCGCTATATCTGCTTGCCCGAGGAAGACCTCTTCCCAAAAGTCGTGAAGCGCGGGGTTGGTGAGGTGGGTGGTGGCGTCTAGCTCTTTTCGCTGCGCAGCACTTCCCGCCATGTCCTCGTCTCGGTCTGTATCGGCGCGCCGTCCTTGCCAGTGTGCTCGTGACGCTCGACGAACATGCCGAGGTGCTTGCCGATGTCGACGAGCGCGCCTTTCTTGTCGTGGAGCTTAAGCTTGATGCCGCCGGTCGAATTCTGGCTGATTTCGGCTATCGCGGCGGCGGTGTCGTCGTCGATGTCATCGCTCGAAACGAGCTGGACGTTATTGGTGACGACATTCTTGATCACGAGGACATCGCCGCCGTCCGGGTTATCCTCTTCAGTGACCAACGTGCCTTGCCACTTGATGGCCTTGCGGATGTCGGAGAACCCGATCTTGGCCAGTTCTTCCAGAACCCGCTCTTTCGTGATGGCGAGCTTTTCGATGGCCTTTTCGGTGGCCTTGCGCTCTACCGTCTGCTCCCATTCCAAAAGCTCGGCAACGCGTTGTCTGATGTTGTCTTTCTGCTGTAAGCGAGACGCGTTCCCACGGTCTGGCTTGAAGCCGGCGGCCGCATATGCGTCATCTGCTGTATTGCCTTTGGCAAGTGCCTGCGCGAACTTCTCGTGCCGCGCGTTTTTAAGGACCGGCATAGGTCAACCTTGGGGGATCGAAATGACACGATTTTATGTGGCGAAGGTTATTCGAACCAACGGGACGAGGAGTAACGCAATCACGCTTTTCGCCAACGATGAGGACGACGCTCGGGCAAAGGTAGCCGGAAGCAAAATTGGCTATGGCGCCAAGACAATCCATGTGGCCGATGTCCATCCAGACGGTCAGGGTACATTCGATCGATGGACGGATGATAACAACGGCGTGGTTGAGCATACAGATTTCAAATTCACTGATGATGGCCCCATCAGCACATTCGAAATCTTTCAGAAGAAGCAATGAAGGCGAGTGAAGCCGATCGCCATTGCTTAGTATGGCGATGATTAACACGCTGGGTGGTCATGCGTTGCCCGTGACGACGCAGGTGAAGATCATGCCGTCTTCGAGCTTGACGGACTTGCCGACGTAGGTGACGCCGCTGCGCTCACTGTCGCCCTTGCGTGGTCCGAGATAGGTCGCGGAGGCGTGGACTGGCTTTCCGGCGAGATCGCAGATCCGCTCATGGCTGATCTTATCGCCGTCGACCTCGTGCTCGACGCCGTTGATCGTGATTTTCGCAGGCTGGTAGGGGAAACCGGTGATGCTACCGATCGAAATCTTGGCGAAACGGCAGGCCTGAGCCTCTTCCGGAGATCGATGATCATGGTTGCAGCCAGCATAGAAACCGCCGCCTTCATCGCTTTGAGCACAGAGATGCCACAAGCCGGATGGCTCGCCCTCATCGGTCTTGCGCTCAAGTGGCTGAACAAACCAAACCATGTCGATCTCCTACTTGTCTTGAAGGCTGCGAATCTGAGCGTCGGCAGCTTTTGCCATCCGCTCCCGCAGACCCGTTGCTTTCACCGGGCCAAGATCGCGCTTCTGCACGTACCGGCCACCCTCGACGGTGACGCCACGCATGGCGCATGGGCACAAGGGCTGGCCGTTCTGGGGACCGACGCAGAGGCAGGGATGAAAGCCAGCGCCGATCTCGCTATCGCCCTCAAGGGCCGCGCGGCGCTCGAACCACTCCTTGGTGATCGTCAACTGCATCTCACACTCCAGAGATGTTGATGTCTTCGCCCTCGGGTGAGGAAGCAGAAATGAACATCTGGATGATGGAGGCGGGCCGCTGTGAGCCTCGCCTCCTCTATGGTGTTATGCCGGCGATTTTCCCCAGGGAACCATCTCGGGCTTTGGCGCGTTCAGTGCGCACAAATCGACAGGGGGTCACCGTGGATATCAATCTCGCCATCGCAGCTTTTGCCGCTACAGCCTCGTTCTTGTTCATGGTGTGGGGCGTCGGTCGGAACTACTGACCGATATGATTCCAGTTGGTCACGGGCTTAGCCGTGAGGTCGGACTTCTCTTTCGCCGCAGCCGCACTACTTAAAAGCGATGACCAATCAAGCGCGCGAAAACAAAGCGGAAACCACCAATAAGGAATCTCTCGCGCTGATTTCGGCCCAAAACGCCGCTCGCGCCGAGAAGACCACGCGCCTTCGCGAGTTGCGTCTCGCAAGGGATGCTGAATTATCGGCCAGTAAAATTGCTCTCAAGCCAATGGCGCCGCGGAAGCGCAAGACACGCGCCACGAAGAGCACGGGCCCCAGCAGCTGAATTTTCGGCAGCGTTCTTTTTGCGCGATTGGCGGTGATGACCAATCCGGGGCCCGGCGAGTATTCCCTCTCAGAGAGGTCCGCGATCAGAACAGCCCAAATCACCTTGGGGTGGATATTACGCAACACGATCTATGGTTTCAAGTCCCTCATATGCCTCCAACTGCTCTAGCTGTAGCAGCATCCCCATGACTTTGCTCTGCATCTCCGGTTTCATGCCCTTGATGGCGATCAGCGCTTGATCCTTCAGGTTGATCCGGTTGCCCCTGCCCTTGGGCAGGATCTTTCGGAGATTGCCGCGAAGCTGCATCACCTGGCCGGCCGTCTCGGTTTGGATTCGGGTGATGCGCTCGCGGCGAAATTCCTGCCTGCGCGACAGCTCTTCGGCGGCGATGACGGCGAGATCGTCACCGCTGAACCGGATCGGCCCGAACTCGGAACGAAGAAAGCAGACCACACCCTCGACGTCGCGCACCTTCTCGAAGTTCAGGTTTTCGAGGTTGACGAACGCATAGCCGACCAACAGCGGCAAGCGGCGTTGGATAACCTTCCGGGTGCGGTGGTGGATGCTCTCGTACCAATAGGCCGGCATGTAGACGCTGATGCCCTCATTGCGGAGATTGCGCTCGATGATGCTCTCTCCCACGCGGCTGATCGGCGCGCCTTCGACATGGCGCGCCATCCGCTGTGTGCCTGGCGCAGTGCGGATCGCGTACCAGTCGTGACCTATCAGCCGCTTCCGCCTTTGAGCGACAATGTCGCCAAAATCTCGAGTGTCCTGCTCTTTCAATGCCATCGCCGCCATTTTCATTCCCTCGGTTTCGAGCCGCCGCTCGGTTATCGAATGCAGTTCTGGATCGCCTCGGCAGCTGCGGCTGCCTTCTTCGGGTTGTGATATCCAAGCTGAAGCTTGCGGGTGTAGCCGCAGGCATCGCACATCGGATCGCTGCTGCCCGGATTGTTGCCGGCGACACATGCTTTGATGTACCTGGCCTTGCGGGTCTCGTATGAACCGCAGACGCAGCGCACGACCCACTTCTGGCCGTTGCCTATGATCTCTGCGGCGACACCCATCACCGTCAGCCGGCCGAGCCTTGCGCCCGTCAGATCGACATAGTCTGGCCGCGACAGTTCGTCTTCGGTCGGGCGCCGGACGGCAAGCGGATCAGCGGAATGGATCTTGGTAGCCTGGTTTGGCTCCCAATCGAAATGCTCTCCCCTTGCCGCTACCCGGCCGGCGACCTTGTCGCTCGGATAGAGCGGGGCGACGGCATCCATGTCGACGCGAGCGAGACGGGTCATGCGATACCTCTCTTGGCTTTGATCTTGCCGACGGCGTGGAGAACGGTCGTGTGGTCTCGTCGGAACCAGCGTCCGATCATTGGCAGGGAAAGATCCGGCCGCTGCATATAGACCTCGAACATCGCCTCCTGCCTTGGATCGATAACATCCCGCGTCCGGCGATGGCTCTGGACATTGTCGATAGTGATTCCTGGGAAGTTCTCCAGAACCTCAAGCACGATGTCCCTGATCGAGCGACGGATCTTTGGCAGTTCCCAATTCGGCGAGCGAACAACGCCGCTGATCGAAAAGGAGCTGATGGACAGGGCAACGCGATAAGCGACGACATGAGCGTCAAACGTGAGAAGACCGCTTTCCCAGGCTGGAAGCTGCTTTGCGAAAAACCTGCGGATAGGTTGAACGGTCGGAACCGGTGCCGCTTCTACCTTCGCGACAGGGCCCGTCAGTGGCTTGAGCAAACGGGCGTGAACGACTGCCGCGTGGCTAAGCATCTCTGCGGCACTTGTGAACTCTCTGGCTGCGACACTCATCTGAAACTCCGTTCTGCTCGCGCCTTTTCGGCGGCTAGGTACTCTTCTCGGGATTGAAATTTTTGCAGGTGGGATAGGCCGTTCGTGCCCGGCTTTGGCGCTGGCGGCTTGTCGGGAGGCTTTGCCGGCTGGTCCTTCCAGCGGTCGTCGGATAGCCACCGGACCGGCGAGCACCACTGACGGTCGTCAGTCTTCGCGGCATAGGCGCTGACACCGGTCATGATTTCGTCGAAGCTGGCGCGCTTGATGGCTTGGGAGAATGCTTTCTCCGCCGAAGGCCTGCCGGTCTTGTTCGGGTAGGCATCCCAAAATCTTTCGAAATCAGGATCGATCTCAGGCTCCCTCGCGTCTTCCGAAGGATCTGTATCTGTCTCTGTATCTGTTGTTGCAGATGCGTTCGCTTGCGTTCGTTTGCGTTCGCGCCACTCTCTGGCGCGTTCGGCCGCGCCGTCTTCCCGCTTCGGCTGCCGCTTTTCCCAACTAGTGAAACGACCGTCGGTGATCATGCCCTTATCGGCCATTGCTGCGACGATGGCCTCGACCTGCTCCGGCTCGCAGCCATAGAAATACGCCAGTCCTTCGGCGTCATAGCCCTTGATCGATCCGCGATCGGATGCCTGCGAAGCACGGTCCATTAGAGCCCATGCGACAGCGACGGCGATACCCGGTGCAACGCCGGCGCGTCGAGCAATTCCAAGCCACTTCGGATCGGTGGGCGCGCCATGCCAAGAGCGGAACCAGTCGTTCATTGGATGATCTCCATCCATTCGGCATAGGGGATATCGCTCTTAGCCAGATTGCACGGCTCGCAGGCGACGCAGAGGTTATCGAGCTCGTGCTTGCCGCCTAACGACCAAGGTTCTTTGTGGTCTACGTGGAACGGTCCATAGGTGGTTCTGCAGTAAGCGCAAACCTCGCCATCTCGCTCCAGCACAGCTCGGCGCAGCGCGATCGGTGCGCGCCGGCGAGCACCAGCGCCGCAAATCTTGTCCGCAAGGCTATATCTTCCTCCGGCGGCGTCGAAGAAAGATAGGAGCCGATCCTTGCTGTTCGCCCATTGGGCCGGCGTCAGCTTGGCCCAACGGCGGACGAGTTCCTGGTCGGCCGGCAAACCACCTTTCCAGCGATTTTTCATGATCAAGAGCAAGAGCGCGCCGTGCTCGACGGTCGAGAGGTCGAGCGTATGCGCCACGTAGAGATCGATGTGGAGAGGCATCCAGGCGCGGTTGCTCATTTCCACACCTCGACGTCGACGTTGTAGATCGCCTTGATAATCTTCTGGACGCGTTTGAAATCTCGGGTGACGACGCCCTTGACGTCGACGACGCGGAACCTGTCGTCCTGGTCGTGATCGATGAAGGCAAAGTCGGCCCGGTATGTGCCGATAATATTGCCGTTGACGATCAGCTCGAATTTCCGCTGCCGCTCGAATCCGGAGATCCGGCCGGCGCGTTCAAGCAGCTTCAGATCGCGGTAGACCTCTGCCTCGCGCTTGCTGTCGAAAAGAAAGCCTTCGAACATCGTCTTCTTGGCGCCGAATTTGTTGCCGCGCTTGGGCTTCGCGACGGCGGCGCGATATTCCTCGCGGGTCATGATCTCTGTCATCCGTTCTTCCTCTTCGGAAGTTCGATGCCGGTTTCGGTTAAAACCTTACGGACGCGGTTCCCCGTGTCCTCGATCATCTGCAGCAGCGAGACCGGGCTCGACCAGCTCTCATGGAGGCCAAGCTTCGCCGCGACAGCCACAGCCTTGCAGAGGCTATCAATGTCCCAGCTATTAAGCTCATGACCGTATTGGGCTTCCATCGCCTGCAGGAGCTTCAAAGCTGCGTCCCGGCTGCCAGCGCGACGCGCTACCTCTGCCTCAATCTGGTTCTTGCGATCCTTGTCCCAGCGCTCGCGAGCTTCGTTCACGGCCTGGCTTATGGCTGCGACGTCACGCTCGCCTGATCGGCGCACCACAGATGCAACGAAAGCTGGCGTGAGCGGTCGGGCTTCCAGCATTGGAGCTTGACGCGCCTTGCGGATCGCGCCGTCTTTGAACCAATAAATGCCCCAGGTCGCAGGAACCTCGTCCGGCTTCACCATGTTGGCCGGGCACACGAGTGACCACCGATGGCAATATTGCATGATCGGCATAGCCTTCTCGGGGTTCTTCATCTCGTTGAGGAAATCCGATCGGCTTACCTTGACCTCGAAGCCGTGGATCTCGTGCCCAGTCGACGGCCAGACCCCCATGGCTACGGCATCGGCATAGCTCTTGATGCCATAGCCGGTCGCGTTCGATACCTCGAAGAATGTTTGAAACGCCGGCGGCGCGAACATGCTCGCGATTGCTGCCTTGACATCCTTCGAACTGACCTTCGCGGCGGTTTCAATCTTTGGGAGGATGTCTGTCATGCGCGCCTCCGATCAATCTGGACGCGCTTCTGGTACCGGCGCTCCATCTCATCGTTAATCAGGCGATCGGCTTCTGGTGGCGTGATGCCGAGGGCTTCGGCTATACGCTCGACGTCGGGACCATGGAGGGCATAGGCTTCGAGGAAGGTCATTTCACCACCTTCAGCTTTCGCTTTGACGGCGGTTTGCGCGGGCCATACCCGTTGCCAAAAACGTTGGTGTCGTTCTTGTGCCCGACCGGATCGTTGCCGAGCTGGTCACGCACCTTTTCGACGCCGACCTCCACATCCATCTGATAGACGCGGTCGTCAGGGCAGTGGTCGTTGACGCAGAAGAATTCGATTGGCTCGTCGCTATAGATCGTCCAGCAGCCTCGAGCGTCCATGTTCATGACGACGCGGTTCATGCCGCACCGCCATTCTGCTTTTCAGCTTGGGCGCGGGCGAGATTGTCGAAACCTTCAATCGCATCGCCCAGCGCCTCGATGTGCCTGGCATAGCGTTCGCGCCACTCTTGAGAACGCTTGGCGCCGTTGGCATCGACTGTCAGGATCTTATCTTGGCGGATTTCGCGGAGATTGTGGGCGATGACATCGGCGGGCTTGCGCGTCATGCCGCACCGTCCATGGCAAAGATGTTGACCGTCTTCGCCTCATCGAGCTCCGAAATATTTCGAACCGCCTGACGGAAGTACGTGGGCTTGAGCTCAAAGCCGACGCCTCTTCGCCCGGCAGCAACCGCGCAATATACTTCACTGCCTATGCCCAGGAACGGCGTCAGGACCACGTCGCCAGGATTGCTCCATAGCTCAATGCAGCGCTCGATCACGTCTAGCTGCAGGGGCGATATGTGCTGTTCGTCTTTCTCGTCGCGACCGGCACGATACTGGAGGGTGCGCGTCTGGTTGATGTCCATCCAGACCGGAGAAGCGTAGCGCTGCCACACCTCGATCGAGAACCACTTCTCAGCATCCGCCGTCGACTTCCCGGATGCGATGCGACTATCGACGCTGACTGGCTCATTGCCGAAACCGACATAGCGGTCAAACATGCCGTCGACCGGCTCGGGATTGTCGCCTGGCTTGCGGAACATCAGCATGTAATCGGCAAGCCCCTGCCCGCTGATGGTGCTGTCCTTGGTGATCTGCTTGTGAAGCAGCCGGATCGACTTGGTGCGCTGCTGCGCGACCACCGGGTCTTTCCAGATGCAGACTTCCGAATGGAAGATCCAGCCGGCGTCCTCGTAGGCGCGCACGATCTCACCCCGGAAGTCTCGCATGCCGATATGTCCGTGCCTGATCTTCGAGGTAGGCAGTTGCATGCAGTGAACGGCATGAATGCGGCCAGGCATCGTTACGCGAAGAAGCTCCTGGATCAGGAACTGGTAATGGGTCCAGAAACCATCGGTGTTGTTGTTCGAGATATCCCGATCGGAATTGCTGAACTTGTAGAGGCCTTCGAACGGCGGCGAATGGATGCCAAAATGAATGGTATCGCTTGGGATGCCCCGGATCAGCTCGCAGCTGTCCCCTTGGTAAATTGCATAACGATCGGTGACGACCTGCTCCACTGCGTTGATGTTCATGCTGCTTCTCCCGTCAGCCAAGCCGGTACGGACATGGGGATTTGAGGGTTGTAGTCTGGTCGATCGCGGACCATGCCGCGGACCTCTTGGCTCGAAAGGTCGGCCATGTGCATCACCATCGCGGCCGCCATCCGCTCGGCGTCGTGATCCTTGCGGCGGATATTGGCAACGGTTGCGCCTTCCATCTCCGAAGCGATGATGTGGGCGTGGACCGGCTTCGTCTGACCGAAGCGCCAGAATCGGCGGACAGCCTGATAGAGCTGCTCGTAGCTGTCATTGAGACCAACGAAACCGGTGTCGGCGCAGTGCTGCCAGTTCATGCCGAACCCTGCCAGCGATGCTTTGGTGATCAGCTTTTCGATCTTGCCATCGCTGAAATCGAGCAGGATGCGCTCTTTTTCGATGTCCTTGAGGCCACCGTGCAGATTGACGGCGCCGGGTATCGCCTTGGTGAGCGCTTCGGCTTCACTGTTGAGGTTGCACCACCAGACGAAGGGCTTTCCTGCCGGCGTCATGGACGCGGCAAGCTCGACGCGCTCCTCGACGCTATCGCGACGTGCGGCAAGGCGCTCTTGCATGGTCCTGGCTTCCATCGGGAAAAGGAGGCCGGTTTCCATGCTTGGGGCATAGTCAACGCTCACCGTGTGCTGATGGTACCTGAGCGGCGGAAGATCGTAGCCGGTATTGTCGTAGCCAAGATCCGAAGGCATGCGGAGCATCACAGCCCACGACGCCATCCACTTCCAGAACTCGGACTCGGCGTGACCTTTGAGGCGCCACTTTTGAGTGTCGCCGCCGTCATGGGTGAAGAAGGTCGACAGCATGTCGGTATAGGACATGACGCCGAGGAACTCCGCGTGATTGCCAAGCTCCATGAAATCGTTCGGAGCTGGTGTCGCTGTTGCGGCCAGGCGGAACGGTATAGATGCGCAGTCGGCAATCAGCTGGTTCCGATACTTGCCGTCCGTGTTCTTGAGGATCGAGCTTTCATCGAGCGCCACGCCGCCGAATTCAGACAGGTCAAAGCGATCGACCTTCTGGTAGTTGGTGATATCGATCGTCTCGCTCGACGGTGCCGATACGACGGTGGCAGAGATCCCAAACTTATTGCCCTCGCGAACATGCTGATGGCTGACCGCCAACGGCGCGAGGATCAGAACAGGGCGGCGCGTCTCAATCGCCACTTCCTTTGCCCATACGAGTTCCATCAGGGTTTTGCCGAGACCAGTGCCGGCGAAGATCGCCGATCGGCCTCGGCGTAGCGCCCAAGCCGTGATATCGTGCTGATGTGGCTTCAGGTATTCCGGCAGATCGATGCGCCGGGTAATGCCCGTCGACGGATCGGTGATCTGCTTTCGGGCGAGGAATTCAGCATATGCGTCGGTCATTCGGCCGCCTCGCGATATTCGACGAGGTGATTGCAGTTCGCCGCGACGATTGCAGCAGCGACCGGCGGCGAAACGGAATTGCCGACGCACGACACCTGGACATTCTTCGGGAACGGGCGGCCGTTGGCGTCAGCATCAATCTGGTAATCGGCCGGGAATCCCTGCGCCGAATAGAGCTCGCGCGGCGTAAGCATCCGCATGCCGATATCGACGATGACGAACTCGGCGTCGCCTATCGTCAGGGTGACGAACTCGCGATCATCCCAGAAGCCATATGAGCGCAGGAACTCCGCAACTTCCCGCGCCCGGGCGTGCTGATCTTCGGTGAACGGCGGCGCGCTGATCGCCGCCTCAACATGACTGAACCGGGGCTTGGTCGTGATCGTGTGAAAAGGTTCGTCTTCGGGTGTGTCCTGGTCGGACCCGTAATAGGCATGTAGGTGCGGCGCGACGATCGCCGACTTGTTCACGCCCGCGGTGATCGTGGCCGACGGCTCTTCGATCCCGTGGCCGATGCTCGCGCCGAACTGACGAGACACGAAAGCAGAGACCAGGCCTTGCTGCGCGCCGGTCGAGGTTACGGTCGATATCGGCTCATCAGCCGCCCGGCCCGGATTGACCCCGCCGATGCGCCGACTGTCATTGTTGTGCTGAGCAACGAAGACGGCTGCCGTGCAGACATCGGCCTTGGCGGTGACCGTCGCCAAGGGCTCATCACCACCGCGCGGACGGCTTTGACCTGCTCGGCCGCCGCATCCGACAAGCGTGGGGACGATGACCGCAGAGTGGCCGCCGCCTGCAAGGATGGTCGGATGAGGCGCATCTGCCGCGCTGTCCCGGCGGTCACTGCCTTTCATGCTCATGAGGTTTGGCACGATGACCGAATTCTGGTCTTTCTTGCTCGCGGTGATGGTGTGGTGCGGATCCTCGACCGAGCGGTTCGCGCCGCCCTGCTGGGCATAGGTGAGCACCGGTGCGACAACGGATAGACCAGCGCCGCCGGCCGTGATCGTATGCGCCGGCTCGTCCGCTCCGTTGAACGGCTTTCCAGAGTTCCGCATCGTCATGAGGTGCGGCGCGACGACGGCGTGACGGTTCTCTGTCGTGACGACGCGAACCGGCTCCTCGGCGCTGGCTGAGCGATCCTGCCCACCGGCGCCAGGGCCATAGAATGCCGAGAGGCTCGGGGCGATCACTCCCAGCGGCGCGGCGCCACCTGGCTTCTTGATATAACTGTTTGCCGTAACGGTCGGGGCCGGCTCATCCATGGAGCTTCCGGTCGCTCCTGTGTTGAAGCGCGTAACGGAAGGCGAGATGACCGCATGCTTGACGCCGCCGGCGACGACGGTACCGAGCGGAGCATCGCCATCCAGGCAGCGCGGTTCCTGCCCCTTGCGCTCGCCATAGCCAGTCTGAACGAGGAACGGCCGCGCAGCATCGAGAACATACCGCTTCGTGCCGCGGGCAACTCGCGCCATCGTGGCATCGGCGAGCGGGCGAATAGCTCGGAGGCCTAGCTTGGCCATGATCTCGCTCGATGTGTCGAAGATCGACGGGCAAGGCAAAGACCAGTCGATGATCTCCGCGGCGGTGCGCCACGGCTGCTTCTTTCCTGAGATGACGTCGCGGTCGGTTGGCGCGCCGTGCGTCGGCTCCGGCCAGACGATCGGCTGGCCATCTCGACGAGCGACGACGAAGAGCCGCTTGCGGATGGTCGGTGCGCCATAGTCGCAGGCGCGCAATTCGCGGTGCTGCAGCTTATATCCTGCCCGCTTCATCGCCTTGCACCACTTCTGGAACGTCTGGCCACGGCTGTCAGGGCAAGGCATCAGCCCGCGTGGGGTTTCGATGAGCGGCCCCCATTCCTTCCACTCCTCGACGTTCTCCATGATGATGACGTCTGGCTTGGCGCGCTCTGCCCAAAGGACGATGATCCAAGCCAGGTCGCGGATATTGCGCTCGACAGGTTTGCCGCCCTTTGCCTTGGAGAAGTGCTTGCAGTCGGGAGAGAACCAGGCGAGACCGACGTGTTTCCCGGCGACATGGTCCAGCGGGTCAACCTTGAAGATATTCTCGGAGAGATGGAGCGTCTCGGGATGGTTGGCGGCGTGAAGAGCCAGCGCATCGGCGTTGTGGTTGATTGCGATGTCGGGCGAGCGGCCAAGAGCCATCTCGATACCGGTCGACGCACCGCCGCCACCTGCGAAGCTGTCAACGATCATCGGTCCGCTGTTATGCATCATTCCTTCAGTCCCCCATGATCCATTCGGCCCGATCGGCCCATTTATTCGCCCGCGCCCGCCACCGAGCGGCCAGCCACGCTCTCGCTGAAAGCGGCAACCTTTTTGTCCAGCGCAGCCAGACGGGCGCGTAATTCCTGTTGCTCACGGTGGGCCTCCTCGATGATCGCTGCCTTGAGCGCTTCCATTTCCTCGGCATCGATCCGGCGGGCTGTCCCCTCCCGGATCGATCGAATTCTTCTCGGCGTCAGTTCTTTCGAGACCTTCGGACGGACGAAGCGATATGCCGCGAATATCGCTCCCTTGACCGAGCCGTAACGGCTCTCCGGAAAGGCCTCTCTCAAAAGGTTTTGTGCGTAAAAAGCGTCAGTCATGACCTTGGCCCTGTTTGCCAATTCCTTGTCTTTGTTTGACAACACCTTGTCGGTCTCCTGTGCGATCAGTCTCCTTGTTGAGTAGGAGCTTCCAGATGCACCGGAGAGATGATGAAAAAGACCAAGGTCGAGGCCTTGCCGGGCTTTCGCCCTTGGTCTCCGGTCCGCCTGGGCCAACCGCAGTCATTCCATTCCGCAGAGCCGACACTTCCGCCGCGTCCGGCTCTGCCGCAGGTGGCGATCCGCCGTCGCCACCTGCAAATTTCGAAGACCTCGGATCTGTCGTTCAAGCCGTCGTCATGCGACTGGCGAATAAGCGGATCCGAATAAGGGTCGCTGGTCCCGGCGCTCGGGAGGATGACCGGGACCAGCTGTGACGAGCCTTGGGGGTGAGCTCATCAAATTGAATTCGCGGGGTGTCGGCTCTTGTAGCGTTCAACTTCCTCTTCCCGGCTGATGCTGCCCGAGTTGCGCGCGGAGGAGAGAGCCACTGCGGTGCAGAGGAAGAAGGCGCCGACGATGAGCGCCAGTCCGAGATGTCCGATAAAAGTGCTCATGCCGCCCTCTCCCTGATTTCCTTCGGCGTGATCGCGGCGTCACAGCGCTCGCAATGGCGCTCAATGATTTCGACGATGGAGAGGACCTGAGAGCATGCAGGGCAGCGGTGAAACGTCGCAAAGCGAACGGCCTGCTTCTGAACGCGGCGTGCGGCATCGATGGCGACTGTCATGGACGTGCCTCCAAAAATTCGTGCTTGCTGATCATGAAAGGCTGATGGCCGTGGGCGACGAGAACCTTGTCGATCGCGCTGATTGCAGCGGTCCGGCCCAGACGCTTCGGGCGTCCTTTCTCACCGATCTTGCGGACGATGTAGAAGGATTTGTCGATCTTCACCTCGTAGCCGTAGCCCTGGAGCAGATCCCGCAGGTAGCCCCAATCGCTGGTGAAGCCGCGCTTGAATTCTCGAACCTTGCCGCCGTTTGCGGTGAAGTCGATGATCATGGCCGTGAGATCGGACCGGGATTTGATGTGCGGTGCCGTGATCATGCCGCCACCTCGACTTCCTTGGCCGCGCGAAGGCAGGAATGGCAATGATTGCTGCCATATCCACCGCAGTGCTCGCCTGGGTTCCGGCAATGAGGCCGCAGTGGTTTTGTGGCCGGAGCCGGTTTGACGAGAGCTCCGGCCGTTGCGGCGCGAACTTCTTGAGCGGTTACATGATCGCCTCCTGCGTTGGCGTCGGCGTTTCCGTCGAGGCTGTGGCCTTCTGCGCGATCCTCGTTCGGATCGATCTCGGAATTGGGCGGGAGGTCGGCCGAAGCCGCCTCCCCTTCGTGGCGGCCCTCACGACCCGCAAGCAACTCGCTCCCTATGCCGGCTGGGGAAGGCTTGTCTTGCGGAACCGCCTTCGAGCATGGCTTGTCGTTTTCCGAGGGCCTTGGTGCATTCTGTTCTTCCGCCTCTTCGCGGGCGATCATGATGTCGACAGCAGCGATCAGCGCCTTGCGGCCGGTCTCGGTCTGCATGCCTGTCGCGACCGTGGCGACCAGCTTGGCGTTCACCGCCTGTTCGACGAACTCGCCCGTGATTGGGTCAAATTCTTCAATCTTTTCTCGTGCGCGCATCCGCGCATCGCGCGCCTGAACAGTCGGAGCGTTCAGAGCCGACATGTATGTGTCGACGATCGCCTCAAACTCGGCATCAGCCAGACTGTCGAGATCCTGCTTGGCCTTGAGGCGGAAAGCAGCTCGCAGAGCCTTCGTGTCGTAGCCGAATCCCTTGGCTTCCGCGAAGAGATCCTTCATCAGGTCGGATACCTGCTGTTTCTCGGCTTCGAGCGTTTCCCAGCGCTGGAAGAAGGATTTGATCTGGCCCTCAGCGGTCATGCCGACACCGCCTTCCTCGTCGAGGTGTGCCTCGATGCGAGCCACTGCCAGTCGACACCTTTGATCTTTTTGCGATCGGCCGCGGCAATAACGCCGTCCCAATGCCGCGGCGAAATGCTTTCGCGAAGCCTCATCTGGCGCGCTGCCTCGTATCCGCAGCCGACGTCAGTCGCGAATTCGCCGATGGTTTCCCACTCGTCAATCAGCGCTGAAATGGAAGAAGGTGTTTTGCTCATGATAGCCATCGTACAAAAGGTACGAAGATTGCGCAAGCTGAAATCGTACACATTGCACGATATTTTTCGGCCATAATGTACGAATGGAATTACCGAAGGACAGATTGAGGCGCGCCCGGGAGGCAGCTGGGTTTCAGACCCCTACCGACGCGGCGAACGCGTTCCCGCGCGATATCAATAAGAACACCCTGATCAGCAACGAAAACGGCAATCGCGCAATCTCAAAGAAGGCCGCTGAGAAATACGGCGAACTCTTCGGGGTGAAGGCTGGTTGGATCCTGTTTGGCGACGGCGGCGAATACGAAGTAACGACTGTCCCGAGCGAGATCACGCTGAGCAGGATCGGGATGGTAGCCGGCCGGGTCGCCGGCGTCGTCGAGGCAGGAACATTTCGTGAGGTCGATGAGTTCGATCAGTCTGACGCAGTGGAGATCATGCTCCCGCGTGACGAAAAGTTTCCGAACGCCCGCCAGCTGATCTTCGATTGCAGCGGCGATAGCATGAATGATCTCCGCCCTCGCCCGATCTTTCCCGGCGACCGCCTCGTCTGCATATCGTATGAGGATGTCGAGCACCTGGTCGAGCTGCGATCAGGGATGGTTGTTGTTGTGGAACGGACACGGGACAGCGGGCATTTTCGCGAATGGTCGGTAAAGCAATTAGAGCTTTTCCCGGACCGGGCGGAGTTCCATCCGCGGTCGACTAACCCGAAGCACAAGCCGATTGTCATCCAACGCGATCACGATGCAGATGACGGCGTGAGCGTCCAGGTCATTGCGCTTGTCCGACGCGTAATGAATGAGATGCCGGGGTTTTAATTGCGGTGAATCATTCCCGGTTTTTCAATTTAGTCTGATGTCAACGGAACTTTCATTAGTTTCGATTATTTCGTTTATTGCGAATAACGCGAATTCAGATTATCTGTTAATAGCCAACCAAGAGAGAATCCGATGACCGTTCCAGCATCCGCACAAGAGTTGGGTGGGCGCCTACCGTCAGCAATGGAAAAGGCCAGCGCTAACCAACTTCGAAAAGTCCTAGCAGCTCACGCAACCGGTACCAAACTTCGTCTCCTAGATGACGAAACGAAAGAACCGGTAGAAGTCACTCTAACACCAGCTATCGCAAGTTTGCTGATGGATCTCCTTCGCCATATTGGCCGCGGGGATGCAGTTACACTGGTGCCCGTAAGTCAAATGCTCACAACGCAGCAGGCGGCCGATATACTTAACGTGTCCAGGCCTTTCCTTGTCGCCCTGCTAGAGAAAGGCGAAATAGAGCACAGTTTAGTCGGGAGACACAGGCGAATTAAAGCGGATCATCTATTTGCCTACAAGAAAGCTCGCGATGCGAAGCGTAGCAAGGCTCTGGATGACCTCGCTGAAATGGATGCGGAGATTCTGTAACTTTGTTCGCCAACAGATTCACCGCGCTGGTTGATGCGTGTACTCTTGCTGATACCTTACGTCGAAACCTTTTACTCACACTAGCGGAGGCGGAGTTTTTCCGCCTCCGGTGGTCGGAGAAGATTTTGGATGAGACGCAAGTCGCAATTCAGAAAATGCTTGAAGGAAAAGGCTTGATCGACGCACGAGAGCGTGGCGAACGAGCCAGGAGGAATATGGAGGCGGCATTTGAGGACGCCTTAGTCTCCGACTACGACGCATACCTTCCAAGTTGCGCCGGACTTCCCGACCCAAATGATGCCCATGTGGTGGCTGCAGCCTTGAAAACGCAGGCGGCCCTAATTGTCACCGAGAATTTGAAAGATTTCCCCGCGACCGCTCTAAGGTCTCTGAATTTAGAAGCAAGATCCGCCGACTCTTTCTTGGCTGATACTTTCGCGCTCGACCCGGGAAAAGCGGTAAATGCGATTCAGCGCATGCGCGCTCGCTTCAAGAAGCCTGAACTTACTGCTGACCAGCTATTGCTGGAAATGGAAGCTCGCGGTTTGATCGAAACGGTTGACGTCCTAAAGCCGTACATCAACTCAATCTGACAGTCAGGCTGCAAAGTGCTTTAGCCCGCGCAGGTCGAACTCTCTGCACGCCTGGGCTACCTCCTGCAAAAACCACCGCTTCGGCGACGTGCACATGTAGGTCCTCCCGTCATCGCCGGAAAAATTCATGACTGGCAGGACAGCAAACTCCTCTTCGTCGCCTACCGGCGCGAATGGCCCGACCCTGAACCGGTACCCTGGGAACCGATTGCCGAGGTAATTCTCGAACCGCTCCTTAGCGGCCGAGACTTCTGCCCGCTGCTCGAACGGCGGGACAATGATGAATTCCAGAACTTCTCTCTCAGTAGCCATACGCATTACCTCCTGTGATCCCGACTAGCCGGCCGATTACGCTTCCGCAGGGCTGGCATCGGAATGGGATACTTTCCAAATAAACGCTCTCGATCAGCTCTTCCGCGTCTCGCGGAACATCGTCGCCGGTTGGCATCTGAACCACCTTTTCGCTGTCTCTCATGCAGTTCTCGCACCTGATGTGGAGCGTGAACCAGGCTGACGACCTCAACGCTGCTAGACCCATCATGTTCTCCTTTCGTTCCCATGAAAGCAGAAGCTGCATTAAGAGTCGAATCGATTCTCGCCGGATGAAAAAGTTTCTTCACACCTCAATATCGTACAAAATGTACTTGACCATGCATCGTACATAACGTACGTTCAATCCATCAACGAAACGCCACGGCGCGAGGATGGAATGCAGCACTTCCGCAACATCGAGACTGAGCAGAGCAAGCGCGACGCTCGCTGGAATGCAGCCCGCACCCTCGCCGACTGCGACGCCTACATGGCGATCGAAGCTCAGCGCAGCGGCGCTCTCGGCTTCGAGAACATGAACGCCCCGAAGAACACCATCAAAGGCCCGTCTTTCATGAAGGGCTATCGCTCTCAGGTCGACGGCCACTACCGCTATGCCCGCGAAATCCTCGGCGTCACCGATGCTGACCAGATCTATTCGTGAGGACGGGACCATGACCACTTCCTCCTCCACCCTCCGCAACATGCTCTTCGAAGCTCTCGACCTCTTGGACTCGGTCCAAGACCAGTTGGTTTCTCTCGACCGGATGGAAGTTGAGCGCCTCAAGGAAAATTCGGGCTGGGGGAAGCAGCCGAACGCTCGCACCGCTGACTATCGCGGCGAGGTTCCGGCGCTTCAGTCCGCACTCGTTCAGGGAGTGCGCCTCAATGGCTGACGTCAGCATCACCCCGCGCATCTCCTGCGACAACTGCGGCCTGACGGTCGATAAGCATCAGGAAGGCTCCTACACAAGCAAGTCGTTCAAGAAGCCCCGCGACTGGGGCTCGCTGAAAATTGAAGGTTCTCGCTCGGCCGACAGCTACGGCGGCAAGGAGAATCTGGACTTCATCGACCTTTGCCCGAGGTGCGCGACTGCGGCGCTCGACGCTGCGGCATCCGTGCTTAAGACGACGCGGGGCGAAGAGTGATGACCGACATCCAAGCCCGTCTCACTGAGATCAACAAGCGCGCAGCGCCAGTCCTCGAAGAGCACGTCCGCCTTACCGGCGCGGTCAACAAGGCCGTCACCCTCATCCTCGCCATGGCCGCCTTCGGCGTCCTCACCTTCATCGCTATCGCGCCGACTGAGCAGAGCCTCAAGGCCGGCGCCGTCATCAATCAGGAGCAGATCACATGGCAGAAGTGAATGTATGGGCGTGGTGGCAGAACGCCCTCGCCGGCAGCGTCGGCCCGATACACGATGGCGATCCGCAGCAGGGCTATTACCGCACCCGCTTCAAGGACAAGCCGTGGGAGCCGGTCGCCATCTGGTTCGAAGACGGCAAATGGCACGCCATGCGCGGCGATCGCCAGGTCGATGCCTCCGATATCTGGACGTGGTGCTGCCGGAACCCGATCACCTACGAGGCCTATACCAAGGCGGCCGATGGCGGCGGCTGGGATGATGAGCCGGAAACCCCTGCCATCGGGCACAACCTTCCGGATGATCCCTTCGAAGCGCTGCAGATCGAGTTCGCCGCCGAGCGCGAGCAGGCCGAGGCCTTCATGAAGAAGCCGATCACGACGCAGGCCGAAGCTGACCGCGCCGCGATCTGGTCGAAACGGCTCTCGACGATCGCGAAGAAGGCCACCGACCTGCACAAGGTCGAAAAGCAGCCGCATCTCGATGCCGGCCGCAACGTCGACAACAAGTGGCGCGAACTTAAAGAAGAGCCAGACGCCATCAGCAAGAAGCTGAAGCGGCACATGGACGCCTTCCTGCAGGAGGAGGCGCGCAAGGAGCGCGAGCGCCAGGCTGCGGCCCGGGCGGAAGCCGAGCGCATCCAGCGCGAAGCCGATGCCGCACGTGTCGCGGCAGAGAAAGCCGCGGCGCGAAACGACAACGATGCGGCGTCCATCGCTGCGCAGAATAACGCCATCGCCGAGGCTGAGCGGCTTGCTCAGCAGGCGGCCCAAGCCGAGCGCGACGCCCAGGCCCGCAACGCGTCCGCTGGCCGGACCGGCGCCAAGGTCTCTCTCCGCACCTTCGTCTTCGCCGAGATCACTGATTTCGATGCGCTGCTTATGGCGCTGAAGGATCGGCCTGAAATCAAGGAAGTCGTCGACACGCTTGCAAACCGTGCCGCGCGCTCCGGCGTCGAGCTGGCCGGCATGGCGATCCGCTCCGAACAGAGGGCCGCATGATGACCGAGGCAACCACCCGCACGATCGTCGCCGTCAAGTTCTCTTGGGAGAAGGCAGACAAGACTTACGACTATTTCGCCGATTTCCCCGTCGAGGTTGGACAGCGCATCTATGTGCCGACCAAGCGCGGCGAGGCGAAGGTCAAGATCGTTGAGATCAAGACAGAATCCGAAATGGCTGCAGTTGCCGCCCTTCGCCCCGTCGAAGACCTCCGCACCGACGAAGAGCGTGCGGCCAAATACCCCAATGGACAGCGCATGTTCTCCGAAGACCGCACGATGCTCGATGAAAAGGGCAACCGATCGATCTTCGACGACGTCGACCGCTAGGAGAAGATCATGAACAGTCACGTTCCAGCACTCACCGGCGGCGGCAATGTCCTCGCCATCGTGCCGCAGACATTCGAAGAGACCATGCGCATCTCGCGCGCCGTGTGCGCTTCTGGCCTCGCTCCGGCGGCGCTGATCAGCAAGCTTGAGGGCGATGATGCAGCAGCAGCCGTTGCGGTTGCTATCATGTCCGGCGCCGAGCTTGGCCTCAAGCCGATGGTCAGCCTCCGCAGTTTCACCGTCATCAACGGCAAGCCGGCGCTCTATGGTGACGGCCTGATCAACGTCGTCCGCATGTCCGGCAAGGTCTCCTATCTCCGGACCGGCTGCGAAGAGCGCGGCGGCAAGATGGTCGGATTTTGCGAGGCGAAGCGGAGCGACACAGGAGAAGACAAGCGGGTCGAGTTCTCGCAGGCCGACGCCGAACGGGCCGGTCTGTGGCAGACGAAGGCCGTCGTCGTGAAGTGGAACAAGTGGGACAAAAAGAACGAAGAGAAGCCGAACGATAGTCCCTGGTACCGCTTCCCGCAGCGCATGCTGGCATGGCGCGCGGCTGGCTACTGCCTTCGCGAACTCTTCGGCGACGTCCTCGGCGGCATCCGCGACGAGTTCGAGGTGCGCGAGATCGCCGAGGCTGAGGAGATGCGCGACATCACCCCGCCGGCGGCTGCCGAGAACAAGCCGACGCCGCCAAAGCCTCCGAAGCCGCCGGCGCCTCCGTCTGCAAAGACGATCGAAGCCGAAGCTGAAAAGCCTGTCGACCAGGCCGAGTTCGTGCTCGGCGATTTCCTCGATGAGATCGAATCGTCGTTGGCCGGCGCGAAGGACGAGGCCGACGTCGAGGAGATCTGGAACGACTTCGACGCGCCTGCCGTGCTTGAGACGGAAGGTCACGACGACATGATCGAAGCGGCGTTTGCCATCAAGACGCGCCGCCTCGCGCAGATCTCGTCGCTGAACGCGGGGTGAGCCATGTCCACCAACAACCGCATCGTCGATACCGAGCAGGCCCGCGAGATGCTGGTCAAGTACATCATGGGCAAGACGATGCCCTTCACCTGCAGCATCACCGACGGGAAACACCGGACTGGCGACCAGAACCGGCTTCAGCGCCTATGGATGCTGGAGGTCTCCGCCCAGCTGGGCGACCAGTCCCCGGAAGAGGTCCGGGGATACTGCAAGCTGCATTTCGGCGTGCCGATCCTTCGGAACGAGAACGACGTGTTCAAGGCCGAATACGACGCCGTGATCATGCCGCTGCCCTACGAGCACAAGCTCAAGCTGATGATGGTGCCGTTCGACTTTGGGGTCACTAGGATCATGACGACGCGCCAGAAGATGATCTATCTCGACACGGTCCACCGGCACTATTCCGAGCAGGGCCTGATCCTCACCAATCCCGAAGACTTGAAGAGGAGCGCCGCATGACCGAGAAGCGTATCGCTCCGCCCTTCGAAGGCCAGCAGTTCACCAGCCATCAGGAATGGGTGAACAAGGCGCGTTCATGGCTCACTCGCCATCCGCAATACAACAACACCGAGCACGGCGAGACGAAGGGCTGGCGCGGCCACCACTTCACCGCCATGTGCTTCGACAGCTTCGGCCGTCGCGTGACCAACGGCGGCGACTTCCGGCGCGCTGAGGAGGAAGGTGCTTTCCCGGTCTGGTGGATTTGGCCCGACCAGATTTGCGAGCTTGTTGCTCGCCGCCAGGCGGTGCCAGCATGATCGACTGGCAGAAAACCGCGTCCAGCGTCATAGGCGAGGTTCATCGCAACCTGCCGGCCGATGCTGACCTCGCCACCCGCAAGAAAGCCTTGCGCGCCGCTCGCCCTTGGGAGTTCGCCTCAACGAGTTGGGGCAAGAAGGTCTGGGCGAAGCACTCCCGAAAGTACCTCGAAAAGTTCGGCCTGCCGCCGAAGACAAAGGCCGTCGAGCAACACCTGTCGCCGCTTGAGCGGCTGATGGCGAAATCCAATGGAGTAAACTC